AAGTGAACACGGGAGAAAAAAAATGAATCTAACAATGGATCAATTAAAAGATAAGACAGTTATGGCACTAAAGGCATATGCAAAGAAAAATAACATAGAGTTGTTTGAATCAAACACAAAACTTGAAATTTTAGAAATTTTGGCTAGTTGGATTCCGCCAGAAATAACAGAAGAAACTGCAGAAAAAGCAGGTAAAAATAAAGATTTAACAAACAAAATAGCATTACACTCAGACAGAAATCTTCATATGGAAGGTTTGGGAGCATTGAGCGTGGGGTATAACATAGTCTCAAAGGAGGCATCGGAAAAGTGGCTTACTCACAGGTTAGTACGAATAGCACAACCTGAAGAAGTAGCATCTTATTACGCTAAAGTATAATGTCAGAAGTCCTTCGCCTACCTCCGTATCCTTTAACTGTTAAATACACAGTTCCAGACGCTAATGCTAAATACGTTATAGTTGTTGAAGATGTTGCAGAGCAATCAGAAACTGCTTCTTATAGAACATCAAATGCCAGCAAGCAAGTTACTTATATATTAGATGATGATTTTATTAAATATGATAAATCATATGCTCTGACAATTCATGAAGATTTAGAAGAAAGTGGAATGGTTGTAGGAGATCGTGGAGATATAGTTGTTGAAGATAACCTACAAGTAAAGCGTCCATACGTAAGTCCTACAATTTTAGCATCAATAAATAATCAAACATCTGCAACAGAAATTGCTAAATATACAGAGTATGAAAAATTAGCAAGAGCAATTATTGATTCAATAACTGGTGGTTTTTATTATGAGCGTGAATTTATTGAGATTGTTGGGCAAGAGGTAGACTATATTCCACTTTGGAAAAGAGTGCAAAAAATATTAAGAGTATATGAAAACACAGAACTAGTTTATGATATATACAACGAAGATGGACCAACTGTAGGAGACTACACATACGTAATTACTAAAGATAAGACCGCACTTACAAAAGACCCAACATCGGCAGAAGGTGCAATAAATAGAGCAGAACAACGACCAGCAAGAATGCCACTTGGAACGTCAGACTCTTTTTCACTTTTTGATACAGAAGACAGTGGAAACACTATGACCGTAACTCCTGGAGTAGCATTTCCAGCAGGCATAGATCTTATATTATTATTAGAAACTGGATACAAGGTAGTACCTATTGATATTCAAGATGCTACAAAATTATTAGTTGAAGATATTAGATGCGGCAAGTTAGACTATTACAAAAGATATATTAAAAACTATAGCACTGATCAATTTAAAATTGAATACGATAAGAGAATGATTGAGGGTACTGGAAATATTATTGTAGACAAGATTTTGTCTAAATATGTAAATAATATTAGCCGTCCTGGAGTGTTGTAATGGATGCATGCGAAGTCACAGACTTTATGTTCCCAATGAAGGCTGATATCTACTTTCCTATTCTTGGACAAGGTGGTTATGGCCAACCTACAAAAAATTGGGTATATGATAGAACAATTACCTGTAATGCCACATCTGTCGGTGGGGCAGGAACAGAAGATGTTAAACCAGATAGTTTTTTAAAATATCAAAATAAACTTATTGCAAGAACAAAAGATGATCCCAGGCTTTCTTCAAATAATGCAAATAATGCAACAACAAATATACTTATAACAAACATTAGAGATGCATCCGACAACCTTATTTACAAAGAAACAGCGGGAGCAAGATCAGGCAAAGGAACAATTTACGAAGTAGCAACAGTTGAACCTTTTACTGGCCCATTTGGATACACAGAATATTACAAAATGCTATGGCGTAGGGCTGAGAATCAGACTGTGGGTGACTAATGATAGCAAGAACAAACACAGCATCCTTTACTAAACAAATGAACAATATAGTTAATTACTCTCTTGGATTTTTAGAAGGTGTTGATCGTGGTAAAAAAATATTCTTTGATAGATTGGGTGCAGGAACCATTCAGGCGCTAGCACAATATGTTGATGTACAGGCTAGAGCCAATCCAAAAACATTACATCATGTTTACGAGTGGAATCAAGTTAGCAGTCCAAGTGCAAGATTATTTAACTTAGGCTATACAGTTAGCAATTTAGGACTTTCTGTTAACTCTACATTTAAACAATCAAGAAGTGTTTCTGAAAATATGACTACCCCATTTTATAATAAAGCAAAAATTATGGAAGAAGGAATTCCAATAACAATTACGCCAACAAAATCTAAAGTATTAAAGTTTAATGGACCAAATGGAGAAGTATTTACAAGCAGACCAGTTAAAGTTGAAAATCCAGGAGGAGATCTTGTTCTTGGTGGTTTTGAATCTGCCTTTGATGAGTTTATGACTAGATATTTTAAACAATCTTTTTTAAGAGCATCTGGAGTTTATGACTATATTAAAAAACCAACACTGTATAAGAAAAACCTTAAGGCTGGTTCAATAGCGGGTAGAAGTAAAGGAATTGACACAGGGTTTAAATGGATAACCAATGCAACAATTGGGGTAGAATAAGACTATGACAATACTAACTGACACTGGATTTCCACCAACCTTTTTAAACAAATATATTTTGTCTGAGTTAGAACATTATGAAATTATAGCAGCGTCAGAACAACTAAGTCCAATGATTCCAGCAATTATTCCAACCAATATTGAAGACTTGTACAATGACAGAATTGAGATTAGGCAAACGCCCGATCCCATACTGATTGTTTACGATAGATTAATGAGATTTAGGCCTACTCCGTTTTATTTACAAAAAAGAGAACAATTAATATATTTTATTTATTCTACAGACGTTGGTAAGTTGATAAACACTGTTCGTATTATATCTAATGCCCTTGATCGTGAAGATTCTTCAGCAGAGGACGTAAATTCTTATAACTTTCTTAATCCAGCATTAAGCAGTCCACCAGTCACAATCTCTACTAAAACCATATCAAATAAGGCACTCACAAGTAAATTTGCTACAATAACAACATCTACAGCCCACGGCTTTGTAGCAGGAGATGCTGTGACAATCACAGGACTAGATGCTACATTTAACGGTACCTATTTTATTAAAAGTGTTCCATCAGCAACAACATTTAAATTTTCTAAAAATGCAGCAAATGTTGGCTCAATAGCCGCATCAGGGTCTGTTTCAAAACAAGACTATACCCCATTTAATGTTTTGTTCCATAGTACTAGGGTATATCAAGCAGACGAAAGCAGAGACGTAGCAGAACTAGCCTCAGCAAGAACCCTTTTTGTAAACAAGTTAATTATTGAATATGACTATCATATTGCGGTTGACTCAGACTCTAGATATACATAAAAAGCGGTATAATTACTTTTAGAGGAAACACGCCAAACAACTTAATAAATACTTTATGAAAGAGGTGAAATAATATGCCATATAGCCGTGGTACGTCAAATAACGTTATTGTGGGTGCAGCAGCATTCTTCATTAACGATAATACATTGACCCCGTCAACTTTAACATCATTAGCAGTAATTGATTCAAGTGAGTCTTACAAGACCACACTTTCAAATGCCGCTTCTTATACAAACGTTGGCTACACAATGAACGGTCTTGAATTACAGTTCCAACCAGACTTCGGTGAAGTTCAGGTAGATCAAATTCTTGACGTTGCAAGACTATACAAGCAAGGTATGCAGGTAAATCTTGCTACCGCTTTTGCTGAAGCAACCCTAGAAAACTTGCTTATTGCATTAGCATACTCTGACAGTAAACTTACAGGAAATAAGAATGCATCTACAGGTCAAACACTTAACCTGAGTGCAGGAGACATTGGAGATGTTCCAGTAGAACGAGGAATCGTTGCTGTTGGTCCAGGATCTGGTGACCCAACAACATTTGAGGATAAAGAACGCATCTATGCAGCATATCGTGCTCTTTCAATTGAGAACGTAACTGTATCAGCAAAGCGTGATGAACCATCAATGTTTGAGGTTTCATTCCGTCTTCTTCCTGAAGATACTTCAGGTTCATACGGTAAGATCATTGATCGTACCTTTGGACAATCATAATCTAAATTTAGATTAACTCAAGACCCACCTTTAATTAGGTGGGTTTTTTGTTTTGCCTGTGATAGAATAGAAAGATTATGGCAACAACCGTTTATAAAAATAAAATAATCAAACTCGTTGATGGGACAGAACTAGATATTGTTCCATTAAAAATAAAGTATTTGCGTGAGTTTATGGAAGCATTTGAATACGTTAAAACTGCCAAAGATGATGATGAAGCCATAGATTTTTTAGTTGAGTGTGTAAGAATTACAATGAAACAATATTACCCAGGTATAAACTTAACAAAATCTGATGTAGAAGATAGTCTTGATATGCCAACTATCTATACAGTATTAGATATTTCTGCGGGTATAAGGATTAATCAAAAATCTGAAGAAACAGTAAAGGACCAAGCAACAGAGAGTGGCTCAAGTTGGTCAGAGTTAGACCTTGCCAAGATTGAGGCTGAAGTATTTTTATTAGGTATATGGAAAGACTATAGAGAATTAGAAGAGTCTTTATCTATGCCCGAATTAATTGCAACTCTTTCAAGTCGTAGAGACCTTGACTATCAAGAAAAAAAATTCTTGGCTGCTATTCAGGGAGTAGATTTAGATGCTCAGTCTGGAGAATCAAGGGGACAAAAAGAATGGGAAGATATGAAGGCTAGAGTATTTAGTCAAGGCAAAGCAAAAGACGGTAATGACATTCTGGCTCTTCAAGGACAAAATGCCAGAAGTGCAGGGTTTGGCATTGGCTATGGATTAGATTACGAAGATTTAACAAAATAAAATAATAAAAAATAAGTTTCACCATGCTATAATTGACATAACCTATAGGAGGAAAACAATGGCAACAACTACGTATGAGGAACAAATCCTTACACTAATTGATGGCACAAAGGTTACAGTACGTCCTCTAAAAATCTCTCTACTTCGTCCGTTTATGAAGAAGTTTGAGGGTGTGGGAGCGGTGGCGGAAGATAACGGCAAATCTATGGACATTCTTATGGAGTGCGTACAGATTGCAATGAAACAATACAAGCCAGAACTCTCTGAAGACGTAAAAAAACTAGAGGAGAATATTGATCTCCCAACTGTTTACAAGATCGTAGAAGCAGCATCAGGTATTAAACTTTCTGAAGTTTCAGACGTTCTTGGCGTAACTATGGCTGAATAATTAAAGAAGGTGTGAAACTAAATGGCTGATGTTAATGCTAATATTGGTATTAATATTGATTCGTCTAATGCATTAGGACAATTAAAAGCATTACAACGTCAGATATCTCAGTTTCACACCTCAATAGCCAGATCAAGTGAAGCAGCAGCCCTTGCTCAAAAGGGTTTACAAAAAAATCTTTTAAATAGCATAAACGCTATCGGTTCTTTTACTGCCGAAATGCGTACAGTCAGAACATCTGCAGAATCATTTACTAACTCATTAGAAAAAAATAAATTTTCAATGCGTGAATACTTCCGCTATGCGGGAGCATCTACAAAAACATTTGGAAGATTATTTAAATCAGAGTTTGACACAATTGGCAAGGTAGCCGAAGAGCGGGTAAAGAGACTACAAACCCAATACATTAAAATGGGTCGTGACACCAACGGTGCAATGAAGGCAATGAGCATTATGCCTACCCAGTTGAATATGAGCGACTATACAACTAAGGTTCAGATAGCAGCACAGAAACAAGCACTATTTAATCAGTTAATGAAACAAGGATCTACCAATCTCCTAAACTTTGGTAAGAATACACAATGGGCTGGTCGTCAGTTGATGGTTGGCTTTACCCTGCCATTAATGCTTCTAGGATCAACAGCAACAAAAACATTTATGGAGATGGAAGCCCAAGCACTTAGATTTAGAAAAGTTTATGGAGATTTGTTTACACCGCAGGCTGAAACGCAAGCAGCATTAGATAATATTATAGAACTTGGAAAACAATTTACTAAGTATGGAGTTGCAGTTTCTACTACTGTTGGCTTAGCATCAGAGGCTGCAGCAGCAGGTTTTCAAGGATTAGATTTACAACGTCAAACAGCACAGGCAACACGTCTTTCTATCCTTGGTCAGGTTGAAAGTCAAAAGGCTCTTGAAACAACTATATCATTGCAAAATGCTTTTGGTATGTCATCCGAAAAACTTGCAGAATCAATTGATTTTCTTAACGCAGTAGAAAACCAAACAGTTGTATCTCTTGACGATATTACTACTGCAATTCCAAAGGTAGCGCCAGTTATTCAACAATTAGGTGGAGACGTAAAAGATTTAACATTCTTTATGGCTGCTATGAAAGAGGGTGGAATTAATGCATCAGAAGGTGCTAACGCACTTAAATCTGGTCTTGCAGCATTAATTAATCCAACTAAAAAAGCATCAGATATGCTTGCAGGGTTTGGTATTAACGCAAATGCAATTGTTGAAAATAATAAAGGTGATCTTAAAGCAACTGTTATTGGTTTTGCAGAAGCATTAAATAGATTGGATCCACTTGCAAGAGCAAGAGCAATTGAACAAATGTTTGGTAAGTTTCAGTTTGCTCGTCTATCAACATTATTTGCTAACGTAGCAAAAGACGGAAATCAGGCTGCTCGTGTTCTTGATTTAGCAAATTCATCTGTAGAAGAACTAGCATCTTTATCTGAAAAAGAATTAGGAATGACTGCAGAGTCTTCCATGAATAAATTTAAAAAGAGTGTTGAAGACCTGAAGGTTGCACTTGTTCCAGTTGGTGAGGCCTTCTTACAAGCCCTTACACCAGTTATTGAGTTTGTTGGAGGAATACTTGAAAAGTTCGGTAACCTTTCAGATGGTACTAAAAAATTAATTACATTGTTAGTAGTAGGAATTGGTGGGGTAGGACCTGTACTACTTATGACATTTGGTTTAATTGCAAACGCTGTTGCAAATATTATTAAACTATTCTTAAGATTGCGTATGGGGTATCAAACATTAACTGGTCAATCACAAATACTAGGAGAACAAACCCAGTACATGACCATGGAGCAGTTAGATGCAGCAGCAGCAGCACACTCTCTTAATCAAACACATGCAAACTTAACACAAACATTTACTGCAGAAAGAGTAGAAATTGCTAGATTAATTTCAGCCTATAACTCTGCAGCGGGGGCAGCAAGAAACTTTGCAATGAACAATCCTGGAATGATGATGCCAGGACGAGGTGCTAGGAAATTTGCAGACGGTATTTTAAGTGTTCCAGGTAGCGGAAATAAAGATACTGTTCCTGCAATGCTTACCCCAGGAGAATCCGTTATTCCAGCAGCAATGACAAAAAAGTATGCACCATTAATTAACGCAATGATTGCAGATAACATTCCTGGATATCAAAAAGGAAAAAGTTTAGGAACAGCCGTTGATGTTCCAGGTGGAATGGATATATCTCATTTTGGTATGAAAAGTAGTAGGACTGGTGCAGAACTACTTGCAATGGTTGAAGGTTTAGAAACAACTGCTGCTAGAAATATTAGAAAAATGGTTGCATCTTTTGACAATGGGCTAAGTAAAGTATTTACAACTTTTGACAATCAAGTTGTAGCACAATTTACAGAAATTAATAGATTGATGCAAACCAAAGGAAAAGCAAACACACAAAAAGTTAAACAAAATTTAGTTGGTGCAGGATTTGCTGAAACACGAGATGTAGAATTACAAAGACAACTTGTTTCTTCAGGAATGGCTATTGATGAATTTAAGGTAATTAATAAAAAAATAACAGATGGAATTATTAAAGGTTTTGATGCTTTGGGAGACAAAACAGAAATAACTTCTGAAGAACTTAATAATCTTTTAAGAAAGGCATACGAAGAAGTAGCAAAAACAGATGCCCGTGTTGAAAAAGCACACAACAATATGAAACAAATCTCAACTACCTTTAGTCCAGACAGGGCAGGGGTTAGAGGATTAAGAATTCCAATAACAGAAGAATCTTATATTAAGCAAAAAAAGAGCACACAAAAAACACCAAGTCAATATAGAAAAATGCAAAGTCAAATGGTTGGTGCTGAAAACATTCCATATCCACAATCTAGTAGGTTTGTTGTTACACACAATGTTGCTAAAGAATTAGGTATTACTAGCAATCAAGCAGCAGAGATTTATAACAAAATGTCTGCAAATGCTAAAACAACTTTGTCACGAATGAGAAATGATCTTAAAGCATTTAAACAAGAATTTATTATAGAAGCAGCAAAAGTTGGACAAAATGTTGGAACATCGGGACTTGATGCAACTACAAATGCGGCAATTAACAGAATAAGAGCACAAGTTGCAGGCACTGGTGGCGGGGCAAACATGGTTGCTGGAGTAAGAGCAAGACAACAGAGACAATATAATAAAGAAGATGATGCTGTTTTAGGAGCAATGGGAATAAAAAGTGTAAGATCTGCAATTACTGCTACAGAAAGAGAAGCACAGACAGCATCTCCATCTAGAAGAACAAGAAAAATTGGAGAAGACATTGCTCGTGGTCTTGAAGTTGGAATGGCAGATAGACAAGACGATGTTGCCCTAGCAGGCTCTCAATTAGGTCGGGCTGCCACAAGTGGAATTAGCGGGGGATCTAGACAAGTTCCATTTAGAGCACCAGGTCAACCAGGATCTGTAGCAAGCAATGCACCTAGACCAGGTATTTCAATTTCTACTTTAACTGCAGCATATCAAGAAAATGAAATGAGAGATGCAGTAAGAAAACAACAACAAAAAATGGCAATTACCAATCAGAGAATGAACTCATTAAACAAAGCATTTATGAGTGGCACCTTTGCACTGTCTGCCTTATCAGGTGTAGCCTCTATGGCTGGTGGAAACTTAGGTAAGTTTTCTCAAATACTATTTAACATAACTGGACCACTTTTTGCTTTATCATCAATACTTCAATTGTTAACTGGAAGTAAAATAATTTCACTTATTTCAAGATTTAAACTTCGCTTTGGTTTAGCGACCGTTGCCCTAAGTGCTTTTTTTGTTGCGACTAAAATAATAAATAATGCAAGAGAAAAAGAGCGAATGGCTATTGAAGGTTTGGCTAATGCAATAACAACTACAAAAGAAAAACTTGAAACACTTGGAGGATTTTTTGGAGTTACTCCTACATCAAGGTCTGGAACTGGGGCTGTTCTTTCTAGCATACAGGCAAAACCAAATGAGCGATCACAAATTCAAGGATTAAAGAAAACAGAAGATTTTCAAAAAAACTTTGAAAAAGATATTAAGGCTTTATCTCAAGCAACAAATCAAGAAGCCTTATTAGCGCTACAAACATTGGCCTTAGATTTACGTGGACAGGGTTTTGCAAAAGCACAGGTAGATATAATTATAAAAGCATTATTAGAAGAGGCTAAAAAGTCTAAACTTATTTTAGAATTTGCACAGTTAGATTTATCAAAAGAAGAAGGAAGAGCAGGGGCAATAGCCTTAGCCCAAGATATTACAAAAAACTTTAACGCAGAATTTAAAAAAGGAGTAGAAAAAGGAAGAAAGACTTATCTTGGAATATTCTCTGGCTTTGGTCCAGAAGAACTTAAACTAACAAATGATCAACAAAAACAATTAAAGTTAGGTTCTCAAGAGTTAAGCAATGTTCTTGCTGGAGTTACTGGACAATTTAAAGCAGGATCAATGAAGGGTTCTGAATATACAGACACAATTTTAAAAATTCTTAAGCCAACAGAAGATGTTGCATATGCAAATTTATTATTACAAAAAACTTTAATTGCTATAAATCCAGAATATGCCAAGGCTACCGCTGGAGTAAAAGATTATGAAACAAGGTTGCTACTAGTTCGGGCTGCTATTCTTGGAGTTGCAATTGCAGAAGAGTTATTGTTAACTACAATAAACGGTAGCGTCTATGAGCAAGAATCAGCAAGAGCCAAAATAAGAAAAATGCTTGAACAAACAGAAAAAGATATAAATAATCAAAATAAAGTCACTGCCGCTGCAACTCAAACTGGCAAGGTAGAACTAAAAGGATTAGCAGCAAAAATTCAAGCACTTAAAGATCAGACTGCAGCATTTACGCTTTTGGTCAGTAAACAAGTTGATTTTAAAACTGCATTAGAATTAACCAATGATGCTGAAATTGTGGCAGAAATTCTTGCAACTAAAAATCTTAAAACAACAAAACAAAGAGCAGATGCACTTAAAAAATATCTTAAATTAGTTGAAGAATTTAAACTGCAAAGTAAAATAAATGAAGAGACTGTCGCCGATCCACGAGATGCAGGAATTGCACGTTTAGACAATTTACAAAAATTTATAGCCCTCAATGAGACCCTTATTGATTTACGCACTGCTCCTCAAATTAAAGCATTTAATGATGAAATAGAAAAACAAGAAGGACTTTTGCAGGGTGTAAATGATCAAATTCAAAAAATTACACAAAATCAAATTGAACCAATACAAAAGGTAATTGAAGGAAATAACTACGTCCTTCAACAAATAGCATTACAAGAAGACGCAATTAATGAAAAATATAACAAACAAATAGAAGCGCTTGATAAAATTGAAAAGGCCAATCAAAATATTGCAAACATTCAAAAACAAAGAATGTCAATTGCTGATGCTCTTACTCGTGGAGACATATCTGCTGCTGCACAGGCTGTACAAGAAGCAAGAGCGGAACGTGCACAATCTGCTTTAACTGGACAAAGAGATATTTTAACTCGTGTTCGTGATGAAAATATTGGAACACTTGGCAGAATTGAAATTGAAAAAAGAAATAAAGCACTTCAGTCAGAAGTAGCAAAAATTGAAAGAGAACAATTATTAACTCTTCAAGAACAAAAAAATCAAATTGAAAGCAACATTGATGCAACTAACCGTAAACTTAAAGTACTAAACTCTACAGTTGAAAAAGAAAAAGAGTCTGCAACTTATGCTGGTAAAACTAAGTTAGAAATTGATACAACAAAAACACTTCTTGAATTAAGCAAAGGTCCATTAGATGCTTATGCTGCACAACTCGCAGCCTCTGCTACAAGTGCTACAAGTTTAGCAAATGAACTTGAAAGAGCGCTTAGGGCTACACTTACTATGCAAAATAAAACAGGAGTTGGAGCAGCATCTGCACCATTAATTACAGACCCTGCCAAATATGATAAGATTCAAAAAGATTTAACAAAAGAATTAGTATCAATGGGAATAGATGCAGGACCAGCAGCAGGGTTAGCAGCATCATCTGCCAGACTACAGGCTCAAGCCGATGCTTATTTTAGAGCAAACCCAAACATTGATCCATTTACTGGAGCACAAAGAAAAATGTTTGGTGGACCAATATCATCTAAAGGCAAAGGCGGAATGGGAATAGTTAAAGCCATGGCTTTTGGTGGTAGGGCAACAGGATCTGACACCGTTCCAGCAATGTTAACTCCTGGAGAGTTTGTAATGAATAAATCAGCATCAAGGGCGTATGGTCCATTACTTGAAAGATTAAACGAATCTAAATACCCTGGAATGCTTAGTGGTAGTGGACAGACTCAAGTTCCAGTAAATAACATTTCAACATCTACAAATGATAACTCTACAGCAGTGTATAATTATAATTTAGGATTCAGTATTAATGGTGCCAATGGAAGTGCTAAAGATATTGCCAATGCGGTAATGAGGGAAATCAAAAATGTTGATTCACAAAGAATTAGGGGACAGAGGCAATAATGGCTACTAGTGCTTATTTAACGGGTAGACGCAGATATACCAGACCCCAGGGCATCTTATGGGCAAACAACGCTGGAACCCTCTCTAATGGCCTATACGTGCCTATTGGAGTAGAGGTAGGAGCCTCCACAACAGAAACAGATCCAGATCTACTAGATCAGTTTATTATCCTATCTGATCATAATAGAGGGGATATGCAATTTAATACCCAGCGAATTGAGCAACGTCAAAGAACTATTAATGGTCGCATGCGTTCATACCACATTGCAGATAAATTAACAATGTCTGTATCTTGGAACATGCTGCCTTCACGAGGGTATTCAGGATTACCAAACTTTAATTCAACAACAGGAGTATCACCAAGTGAAGGATCTACAACAGAGTACACAGCAGATGGTGGTGCAGGTGGAGTAGAACTTCTTGATTGGTATGAGACACACCAAGGTCCATTTTTTATGTACCTTGCTTATGACAAATATACAAACCTAGAAGGCGAAACCTATGAATACACTGGTTTGAACAGATACAACCAAATCATTGAAGTTTATTTTGCAGATTTTAATTATTCCGTCGTAAAGCGTGGAGCAACAAATCATGATCTTTGGAACATATCGGTGACCCTGGAAGAAGTTTAAATGTTTGAAAGTACCGACCTAAAGAACCACTTTGAAACATCTGCAACAATACAAACAGAATCACTAGTTCTGGCTGAGTGGAATATGAATATGCCAGATAATATATTTAAACTTGGTAATTATAGATACAGATCTCAGGAACAAAGTTCTCAATTCTTAACAATACCTAACACATTTGATAACGCAGATGCTGGATTATTCTATACTGGAGCGACAGATGCAGATGTTGTTATTGATGGAGGGTTTGAAAATAATGGAACACCACAAACCTTTACATCCATAAAAGAAAAAAATAAACTTTTATACTCATTAGAAGATTGTATAAAACCATTTAGACCAAGATCTGGTATCAATAAGGCAGTTGCTTTTAAGGGTAAATTTTTGTCAAACTCTGGCAGCGATCTTGCTAGAAGGCCAAGATATTATATGGCATCACGTTATGATCAATTTAAATACTTTACATCTTTTAGAACTGAAGACGGTATTGAAAGAGGTATTGCTAAAACCATAGTTAATGGTAATTACTACATAGATGATGCTGCTCCATTTGTAGTTTATAAAGAAAATGTACCAGCAAACCGAATTATTATAAAAATGCAAACCAATGTTGGAGATATAGATCTAGGTGATTTTACTGATATTTCTAGAACCTTTGAAGATCCGTTTTTTGGTAACGCAAATAAAACAACTCCAACAAGATGGAAAGTTCAGCATCTTGAAGAAAACAATTGGGTAGACTCTTATGTATTTACTGAAAATGACACTCGTGATGATGGATCTCCAATTATTACTCACGATGGATATGTTGAATTACAATATAGATTAAAAAATATTCCAGATAATTTTAAAGACAGTTTCGTATTTGCAGAAACTCTTTCTTCATCTACACTACTACCAGACGAGTCAATAAACGGATATGCATATTTAGTTATCTCAGACGTAGGAGATGTTGGAACTTATCATATTTGGAACAGCACTACTGAAACATATGATACCTTTACTCCTGCTTATGGATGGACATTGGGAAGTGAGCAAATTGACAATAAGACAACATTTGTTACAGATTTAACAGACCCACTATCATTTCAAGAAACAACAAACGGACAAACCGTTTATAGAGAGTTTCAAAATATTCGTGGGCTAAGAGTTGTAGTAGAAAGAATGAATAAGTTTGACTCTACTTTTGATTTAATTGAAATGTCGCCAAGATTAGTTGTTGACGTATCTAATAAAACAATAGAATATAGTATTAAGAAAATTCTTTCTGATCTTGGAACATCTGCCTTACCAGTAGGACAGTTACTTGCTTCAACTGGAAGTATATCTTTGTTTGATGACGATCAAGCATTTAATGACAACAACACTGCTAGCATAGTTAGTGATTATATTCGTAAAAATATTAAATTTAATTTTTATGAAAAAATATTAAATGTGAGTGGATTTGACTATTGGGTTCCAATTAAAACACTTTACTCTGACGGATTTCCACAAGCAAATGTTACCGCTGGCACACTAGAGATATCTTTAAGAGACTTTTATTTCTTTTTAGAATCTATGCCTGCGCCAAGAATGTTGGTAACAGAAGTATCACTTAGTTATGCAATTAGTTTAATACTTGACTATATTGGATTTAGCAATTACGCATTTTATAGAACAACAAATGAGCCAGATCCGATTATTCCGTATTTCTTTATTGCTCCAGATCAAACGGTAGCGGAAGTATTAAATCAACTTGCAGTGTCTACACAAACAGCAATGTTTTTTGATGAATATAATAATTTTATTGTAATGAGCAAAAACTACATGCTTCCAGACATAGATGATAGAACGTCTAGTCTGGTTTTATCTGGATCTAATAACCAATCTGTTAGTGGTATTGTTGAAAACTTATCATCTGGAACGCTTCCAAATATCATTTCAATTGCATCTGAAGACAAAAAAGTTTATAATAACGGAAAAATTAATTATACAACTAGATATATTCAAAGATCATATGGATCTGTTCGTCAAGCAAGCATGATTGATATAGATAAAACCTGGATTTATAAGCCAGCACTTTTATGGGAAGTGTCTGGAACAGATTCAACTAAAACAATTAACGAGGTTGCGTCTAAACAAGGTAAATATATTTTAGGAGCAATGCCATTAAATTCTGACCTTACGATATCACCACCAAGTGTAGTTAGTCGTAAAATAGTAAATAATGTTTTTGATCTTGGAGAAAACGTTTATTGGCTTACAAGATATCAAGGATATTTTTATTCTAATGGAGAAGTTATTAGATATGATGCTGCACAATTTAATGTTACCCTTGCAATTTGGTATCCAATATTGCCAGACGGTATAAATTTAAATGAATCTAAACCCGAAATTGTTTTGCCTGGAAGATTGGCGCCATCAAGCGTTATTGATAATTTAGATAAAAGAGTTGCAAATGGAGAAATTACAGAAGCACAAAAAGGTGAAGAAATTCAAGCATGGAGAGTTTCTTATAGACAGGGTAGCAGCAATGTGTGGATTACTAATAATCAAGAATATCAAAACTTTTTTAGATCCTTGCCATTTAACGGAAAAATATATCCAACTGGCCTAGTAAGAATTTACACAGTTCCCTTTTATGAAGAAGTTGAGGGTGTTACTCGTTTACAAAATGGTGCAGTTTATGAGCATGGTCGTGCTCAATTTGGAACAACAATAACAAGTCATACGGCTGGAATAGATACCTATTGGTCAGATAATACTTATGTTAGAGGCTGTGACATGGAAACTCAATATTTATTTACAACCACCTTGCTTGAAGATATTTCTTTGCCAGCAACTACAATTGGGGCAGCAGGAGTTAGTAACTCTAAAGCCCAACAAACATCAAGAGGCGGAACAATTAAAAACTTTATGTCTTCAAGTTATACAACGGAGACTCCAGTTAACTCAACCATATCTCCTAAAACTGGAACAATTCAATCATCAGCATTAGTAATGAATGGTCCAACTTTTGAAACAACCGAAACCCCGATTGACTTAGTCTCTTATGTCTATAAAGAATTAGATAATTCTTATAAACATTTTGGAACAAGAATGCGTATTATTGGCAAGATTGAAAATAATGAACGTCGTAGTCAAACACCAAATGGAAGCACAACATATTATCAGGTTGCTGGAGTTCAACCAGATCAGAACGTAAGTATTGGTGGTGGCTCAGGTGGTCTTGCAGTATTACTTAATCCGACCACTAATAATGGATATTATTTTGAAATTGCTGCATTAACAGAAGATAATATAGAGTCATACTTAAAATTAGATAAAAATAATCAATCAAACATTTCTATTAATAATGTTGTTTTTTACAAAATTAAAAAAGATGCTTCTAATAGTAATGCAATTCCTGTAAAACTTTATGGCGGCCTAGCAAAAATTATAGTTGACGATGGCAGGTTTACTGGTCAGTATAGAATGGCTGGTGAAGAAAATCCGACGGTATATGATTTAGCCGTAGAGTATCAAGACATAGGAAAAATAAGAAGATTTTATTTATACATTAACAATCAATTAATTAAAGTTGTGGATGACACAGATCCACTACCAATATATAACAACATGGCCCCATTTGTTCGTGGCTCATCTAGAATTATGTTTGAAAACATTTATGCTTTGTCACAGAACTATTCTCAAAATAGCGTTTTTACAGTTGGAGAAACACTCTCGTCCGCTTTTGGGGATAATGAAATAAGTGCTAGTGAATCTTTAAGGAAATATGCAATGAGCGGTATGGTTCAAGCAACTTACCTATCTGGAATTAGTGCTCAACAACCACCTAAATACAATTTATATTTTGATGAGTTTGGGTCAATAATGAGAGAGTGTGCTTATTTTGATGTTAAGTATGATCGTGCCTACCCCGCACTTTACGCTAAATTATCACCAACATTTAATAATATTAAAGGCTATGTTTCATCTGGCTTTTATGCAGACTCATACGGTGCTGAGTTTTTAATATTTAATGCTACAGACACAGCCTTAAATCTTGACGAAACAAGCGGGAACTATTTAAGAATTCAAGGCGTTACATTTACACAAGACACTACCCATGAGTTAACAGTTGATGAATACTTTAAAAAACGTAGCAATTTTTCTAACCCATTATTGACTGGATCTTCTCAGATTGTTTCTCCTCAAGTTGAAAAACAAAGGTTTGATGAAATTAAAAGAAGCAGAATGATTTATGGAAACAACGAATTTACCTTAGATACCCCATATATACAGACACAAGATGATGCAGAAAACTTAATGGGTTGGATGATAGATAAACTTATGGTTCCTAAAAAATCAGTTGGTTTAAAAATATTTGCAACTCCAACAATTCAACTTGGAGATATAGTAACGATTAACTATAAAGATTCTAATAATTTAGATTTAGTTACTTCGCCTAATTCTAGATTTATAGTTTATAATATTGAGTATACAAGAAAAATAGATGGTCCAGACATGACTCTTTATTTGGCGGAGGTGTAAGATGGCAAGTGAAAATTCAGGCGGTGGCAAATCTAAAGTAGTTCAAAATACAAATACAAGAGAAGACAGAGTTACATCTACATATAAGCCATATGTGCCCCCTGTTCCTAAAAAGTCAGTCAGTTCTTCTCAAGCAATTGCAGATGCTTTTCAACCAGCAATACCAAATCAGTTATTCATTGGTCCTATACCACTAGGAACTGACCGCACAGAAACTGGGTATAAGCCAACAGCAAGTGCTGAAAAAGTTTTAGTTTCAAACGTAGTGCCAACAAGTTTTATAACAAGTATTGTATATGCAACACCGCCAACTCCGACCTTACAAGTAATAACTGCGCCTCCACCACCACCAGTTAAAACTGCAACTTTAGATATTATATTATTTGATGAAGAGTCAGTTCCTATAGATGGAATGTTTGATCAAATATTTGAAAATATTGGTGGACAAGAGTTAATCAGTATAACAAGATCTGACATTGTTAATGGACAAAAAATATCATATCAACCAATTAAAAACCTTTCAGCCATTCAGCAAAGGTATAATCCAAGCAATATCCTTAGCCTACAACAAACCGCAGACAAGTTTTTTGCTGGATTTTCAATTAAACTAGAAGACAAAATTCCAGAAACTGGCAACGGCACTAATGGAGAAAACGTATACCTTAACGCAACGGGAGACTTAATTATTGAATTTATTAACATAAATCCTGATGAACAAATAGAAACACAGATTAGCGTAAGTGGTACAATATATGAAGCAGATCTTGGAGACTATGCCTCATGATAACTAATACTGGTAAAACTATTATTGCAAAGTATTTACTTGGTCAGGCCCCTGCCTATGCCTCATATATTGCTATTGGTTGTGGTGCTACCCCGCTAGATACTGCCGATGAAATTGGCGATTATTCAACAAAAACAAATTTAGATTTTGAAATGTTTCGTGTTCCAATATCTTCTAGGGGTTTTGTAAACGAAGACGGTGTAGATAAAATTGTTTTAACAGCAGAACTACCAACAGAAGAAAGATATGAAATATCTGAAATTGGAATATATTCTGCAGGATCTAATCCATCTGCGGGAGCATATGATAGTAAAACAGTTTTTGCGTTTACACAAACAGAAAACTGGCAATACGTAACGGCAGCATCTGCAGTAGCAATTGATACAGAATCTGGTGCGCTAGATGCTCCAAACTTTGACAACATTATTGCTATAGCAGATCCAGTATTTCAAACAAGCGCAGATAATCCAATATTTTTTAAATCACCAAGAGTTGCAAGATATGAAAGACCAAGATTTTTAAATAATGTAATTATGATAAAGGGTAATGAGGCTGATCTTGATATTGAATCAGATAGCGGTCCAACACAAGATACTTTTGAAATAGGAGCGTCATCAAACTATATTAGATTAAGTGGGACAACAGTTGATTTTACAAAAAATTCTCCAACAGATCAATTAAGGTTAGCATTCTCAATAGTAAACAGAGATGGAACTTATGGGGCTGGCACTCAACCAGAAAGAGCAAGAGTTTTAGTTTCATTTGAAAATACAAGTGGAACACAATTTGCAAGACTTGAAGCAGAAGTTGCTGATGACAGTAGTGGCGGACAATATGATTTTGCTACAGAAAGATATTTTGTTGTAACAAAACAACTTCAACAACTATACAGAACATCTGGATTTGATTGGAATGCTGTTTCTGTAGTTAAGGTGTACGCATGCGTTATTGATGGAGTTAATCCTTCTGGTAATTATTATGTAGCCTTAGATGCTTTAAAACTAGAAAATGTTGCTACAGTAAATCCACTCTACGGACTAACAGGATATTCAATAATTCAAACTTCGGGTGCAACAACAGTAGTTAAGAGTCCTAATACTAATAACTATGTTGAGTTTAGATTTTCAGTAGATCTTTCTAGTGGAAATAATTCATAATGGCTGATGCAGGAATTAAAAAAGTTATAATTAAAAAAGCATCTTTGCCTGCATTGGATCATGATAAAGTTGGATACGTTTTTAGATACAGAGTTGTTTCTGAAGATAAAAACAGAACTTCTCAATGGTCTCCAATAAATCTTGTACTAGATGATTCAATTACTGCTGTTGCTGGAGCCGTACAGGTTTCAACATCAGTTATTAGTGCAGTCTGGGGAGATGAATTAAATAGACCAAAGTATGATGTTTTTGTTGGAGTTGATGGGGCTACCGCAACCTACCACGGCACAACGTCCATTCATTCATATCAATTTATTAAAACTGGAACCACAAATGTACGTGTAATTATTCAAGTTGAATCATCTGAAAAAACACTAAATGCCAATTTTCAAATATACAACTCTGGCTTAGTTTCTTTGGTATAATAAAATAGGAGGAATAAATGGCAAAAGTACCACTACCAGAAAGAGGGCAACCTCTTGATGTTACATATTTGTATCAACTAATTGAGGCTGTAAACGACCTTTCTACAAATGTTGCTTCTAAGCAAACAAGTAAAACAATTATTGATACAGCAAGTGCAGGAAAGGCAGAGGTGCAAACCTCTAACACAAGAATAGTGGGCGGTTTGGTTGAAGTTGCAAACAACTCCACCGTTTCGGCGGGTAACGAAAGAACATTCACCTATGATTTTAAAGACTTTAAATATCCACCAATAGTATCAGCAACACCAGTAAACACTGGACAAACACCAGCAGGACAAAACGTAAACATTGTTTTAAAAAGCGTTACAGAAACAAGAGTAGAGGGTGTTGTAAGGTTTGGTGCTTCTGGTGACCTATCTTTATCAGTACATCTAGTCATTGTTGGTATTCCGAATTAAAGATAAATTAATGATTTATTGTAAAAAATGTAAAGGTAGAACTTTTGTTGATAGACAATATAGCAGTATGCAACATATGGAAACCTATTGTCTTGTTTGTGGAGTTAGAAAATTTTTTCATCCCCCAGCAGAAAGCGAAGAAGGCAGATGGTTACTAGCAAAGGAATTATCCAGAGCGAAATCTACAATAGCGAAACTGTAATAAAGGGAAATAAAAAAATATGGTTCCTTAATGGGGACCTTGTAAGGCTACACCATAGTTCAAGATCTACTGGAATGGTTTCTGTTTACAATATTACTAAGGATAGACTTGAGACTTGCCTCCGTTCTGATTTTAGAAAAAACAGAGAACGTGCATACACTGTTACTGAGACTGCTAAGTTAATTAATCGTCACAGAAAATATATGCCAAAATTAATGAAAACTGGAATGATACCAAAACCAATTGGTGCAAGATTAAATGGTGAAAGAGGTTGGCAAATTAGATCATATTATTCAGAAAGCACGGTAAGGGAAATTCGTGCTATACTGGCTACTATACATATAGGACAACCAAGAAAAGATAAACTTATAACAAACAACATGACTCCTACGAGCCAAGAGTTGACACGCAGGATGGGTGACGGTATACTTACATATACAAAGACAGAGGATGGAAGATTTATTCCTGTTTGGGCAGAAAACATTTAATAATAGAAATGGTGGGGTAATGGAAAACGAAAATACAAAAATATCAGTAGCACTTGGATACACACTTAATCTGGGTAATTTTCAGTCATTAAGGTTTGATTTTGGAGTAGTTGATTCTAAGCGTGATGATGAAAATACAGAGCAGGCTTTTGAAAGAATTTATAAATTTGTTGAAGAAAAGTTAACAGAAAAAGTTAAAGAAGCCGAGTCAGAGGCCGATAGTAACGACTAATGACTGAACGCAAAGACCGTATGGCTTTGCTAAGTAGATACAATAAGTTGCATCTACAAAGATATGAAGCCAAAAGCAACATGAATCTTAATGTTGAACAATGGGCTGCAGATGCTCTTGTTGAATCTTATGGAATAGGAGTTTGCTATGACTTATTGGATTATTATTTTAATATTTCTCTTTCCCCTACTTGGAATTACTTTGCATACAATGCACAGAAAATATTGGAAGCAAAACTAGAAATAGAGCAAGACATTAAGGACCGAGAAGAGCGAAGAAAACTAGCAAGGAAGTGGATTAATGAATAATACAGAAGCAAAGTTAATCACCGCAGTATTAAATGACAAACAAATTCACGTACTACTACAAGCAAATGTTGACAACCTTTTAAGAACCCACAACGACGTCTGGAATTTTATCAGGCTATACTCAGAAAATAATCAATCAGTTCCACCAGCATCTTTAGTCGTAGAAAAATTTAGAGACTTTGTTCCAGTAGAGGATGTCGGTGCAACAAAGCATCACCTTGAAGAATTACAGACCGAATATTTAAATGATAGCCTTAAAGACATTTTACGCAATGCAGCATCTGAAGTTCAGGGCGGGAATGGATCAAAGGCTCTTGAACATATTATTACAAAAACATCAGAACTAAAAAAGAATACTGCTGCAATAAGAGATATTGAAGTAACAGACCTTGAGTCAGCAATTGCATACTTTGAGAATGTAAAGAAAATGCAAAGCCTAGGTCACATTGGAATTAAAACAGGTTTGCCAGGGTTTGATAACTACTTACCTTCTGGAATCATGCCAGGACAACTAGGAGTCTTCCTTGCATATCCAGGTATTGGAAAGTCTTGGTTGGCTCTGTACTTCGCTGTACAGGCCTGGAAGCAGGGTCGTAGCCCACTTATCATAAGTCTTGAAATGTCTGAAACAGAAGTTCGTAATCGTGTATTTGCAATTATGGGTGAAGGCTTATGGTCTCATCGTAAACTTAGCAATGGCGAAGTAGAAATTGATATGCTTAAAAAGTGGCATGCAGATAAATTACAAGGTAAACCAGAGTTTCATATTATTTCTAATGATAATGGTGGCGACTTAACTCCTTCAGTTATACGTGGAAAGATTGATCAATACAAACCAGACTTTGTTGTTGTTGACTATTTACAATTAATGTCACCAAATCAAAAAGCCGATAGTGAGACGGTACGTATGAAAAATCTTTCACGAGAACTTAAACTTATGTCTATTAGCGAAGAGGTTCCTATTATTGCTATTTCATCTGCTACTCCAGATGATGTTAAGGATCTTTCTACCCCGCCAACTTTGGGACAAACTGCTTGGTCAAGACAAATTGCTTATGATGCTGATTGGGTAATGGCTTTAGGTCGTGCCACGAATAGTGATATTATTGAATGTGTATTTAGAAAAAATAGAAATGGTTTCATGGGAGACTTTTTAGTTCAGGTAGACTTTGATAGAGGATACTACCGTTACAAGGATTATGAGGATAAGAATGGTTAAAGATTCTTATACAGCAGAACAAGTTAATCGTGTGCTAACTGGGGCTGGTATTGATATTGAGGCTGAGTATGGAACAGACTATATTATATTTTGTCCATATCATAACAACAACAGAACCCCTGCTGGCGAAGTATCAAAAGAGCATGGATTGTTTTTTTGTTTTGGATGTCAAACCACGAAAACTCTTGTTGAGTTTGTAATGCATATATCCAATAGAACATACTTTGAGGCAATAAGATATATTAAAAGTAAAGAGCAAGAAAGTAGCATTGAGACATCAGTCAATAAAGCGTTAGTAAGTAAACCAGAATTTGTTCAGTATGATGAATTATTAATTAAAAGATTAAATAATAATGCATTAGAGTCTCCAAGGGCAATTAGGTATTACGAAGGTAGAAAAATAACTAAAGACTCAGTGATAAAGTTTAACCTTGGCTATTCAGAAAAACAAGATTCAGTTACAATTCCAGTACATTCTCCAGATGGTATGTGTATTGGATTTGTTGCTAGGACAATTGAAGGTAAAGAATTTAAAAATACTCCTGGTTTGCCAAAAGGCAAGACCCTATTTAATTTACATAGAATAAAAAGTTCAAACATTGTGTATGTAGTAGAATCTTCTTTTGATGCAATTAGATTAGATCAAGTAGGATTCCCTGCGGTTGCTACGCTGGGTGCTAATGTTTCTGCAGCACAGATAAAACTATTAGAAAAGTATTTTAATAGTATTGTTCTAATTGCAGATAACGATGATGCAGGAATAATAATGAGAGATAAGTTAATTCAAAGACTTGGACCTGTTGTTACTTCTGCGTATATAGATAAAAAATATAAAGATATAGGCGACATGGATGATGATGCAATTAAAAAACTGGAGTTCCAGTTTGACAATTCTATCACCAGTATGTTAAAATAGAAAAGATGAGTATGAAAAATAAAACAAAAAATAAAAACATGCAGTGGGTCATTGCTTTAAAAACAATGGGTCACAAAAAATATTGGACTAAAGCCAATACTGTTGAGTTTTTTGCTTTTGTTGCCAAAGGCCTAATTATTATTCCAGGCCTTTTATTTGATATTAGCATATGGTGGTTTTACATTTTTGCTTTAGTATCAAGTTTAGGATTAATCTGGTCATCAACAGTAAAAACCATACCAACTTTAATTTGGTTTAATATATTATGGAGTGCTCTTGCTATCATATTTATTTTAAAACATTTTGGGTTAGTACTATAAAATAAAAAACAAGGAGAAAAAAAATATGACTATTGTAAAGGGACTCAAGAACATTAATGCCCTAGTTGACAAGCCAAAATATGATGAAAACTCTCCAAAGGTAAGATGGTTAAAACTTGCCGATGGACAGTCTGCAAAAATTAGGTTCGTTGAAGAACTTGATGAAGACTCTGCAAACTATAATGCAGATCGTGGATTAGCACTTGTTGTTAAAGAACACACAAATCCAAAAGACTACAAGCGCAAGGCTGTAGATACTATGGAATCAGAAGGTCGTGACTGGGCTGAAGAAATGCATCGTAAGGATGTAAAGGCTGGCTGGAGAGCACGTCTTCGTTTTTATTGCAACGTACTTGTAGATGATGGCATTGAAGAGCCATACGTAGCCATTTGGTCAATGGGCGTAAGTAAGCAATCTGCATTTAACACTATTCGTGAGTATGCCCTTGAAACAGGAAGCATCTCAAATATTTCATGGAAGTTAAAGCGTAACGGTCAGGGTACTGAAACAAGTTACACACTTATTCCATCTGCACCAGATAAAGAACCATTTAACTGGTCAGCACATAAGCCATACGCTCTTGAGTTAGCATTAAAGAAAATTCCTTATGCTGAACAAGAAGCATTCTATTTGGGGTTTGATACTCCATCTGTAACTTCATCAACCAATACAGATTGGTAAGATGAACTACGTAGGCTTACATGTTCATACTCACTACTCCCTATTTGACGGCATAGCAACTCCACAAGAGTATGTAGACCGTGCTAGCAAGTTGGGTATGAACGCTCTTGCAATTACAGATCACGGATCACTTTCTGGTCACAGAGAGTTTTACCGTTCTGCAAAAGAAAAGGGCATTAAGCCAATCCTTGGTCTAGAAGGATATATGTGTGCAGACATATCGGATAAAAGAGATAAGTCTGAAAGAACAGGTCAACAAGATCTTGTTTATAATCATATTATCCTTCTAGCCAAGAACCAAAAAGGTTTAGAAAATCTTAATAAAATTAGCGAAATAGCATGGACGGATGGATTCTTTAAAAAACCAAGGTTTGATTTTGAAATTCTTCAAAAATATAAAGAAGGCATTATTGTAACGTCTGCTTGTCCTAGCAGCGTTATTGTTAAAGCATTAGAAGAACAAGAGTTTGCACTTGCTAAAAAACACATTAAATGGTTTAAAGATAATTTTGGTAGCGACTACTACATTGAGGTCATGCCACACAATACACCAGAAATAAATAAATATCTTATTGATCTTGCTGATGAATTTAATATTAAAGTAGTAGTTACACCAGACTGTCATCATGTTGATGAATCACAAAAAGATATTCAAGAGTTTAAACTTTTAATGAATACTCACGCTAAGGTTCAAAAAGATACAACATACGCAAAGTCTAAAAAGTGTTCTTCTATGATAGAAAGATTAGATTATCTATATGGTGAAGACAGGGATATAACATTTAACAAGTTTGAGATTCATCTTTTATCGTATGAAGAGATTAAAGCAGCAATGGAAAAACAGGGTATTGATAGAGAAGACATATACTCAAACACACTATTGCTAGCAGAGACAGTAAAAGACTATGACATTAAAGATGGTCTTGACTTACTTCCTGTTCAATATAAAGATCCAGATCAAGAATTAGCAATTCTAGCCTTTGCTGGCTTAGAAGAAAAACGTTTAAATGACAATTGGCTTGGCAATGATGCTTACGAACAAAGACTTATGGAAGAATTAGAAATTATTCGTGATAAAAAGTTTGCACCGTATTTTTTAGTAGTTCAAAATATGATTTCTTGGGCAAAGAAAGAAGGAATCTTGGTTGGTCCAGGACGTGGATCTTCTGCTGGTTCTTTGGTTTGTTATCTTCTTGGCATTACTGATATTGATCCATTAGAGCATGGGCTTTTGTTCTTCCGTTTTATTAACCCAGAACGTAATGACTTTCCTGATATTGATACAGACATTCAAGATACTCGTCGTGATGAAGTAAAAGATTATTTAGTTAGACAGTATAGGCACGTAGCATCTATTGCAACATTCCTTCAATTTAAAGATAAGGGTGTTGTAAGAGATGTTGCAAGAGTTTTAGATATACCATTAACAGATGTCAACAAAGTATTAAAGTTAGTTGACACTTGGGATGAATATTGCACATCTAAAACTACATTATCGTTTAGAGAAAAATATCCAGAGGTGGAGATTTATGGAGAACAGTTACGTGGTCGTATTAGAGGTACTGGCATTCATGCTGCTGGTGTGGTTACTAGTAAGAATCCAATCTTTAGGTATGCGCCATTGGAAACTCGCTCTTCTCCTGGATCCGATGATCGCATTCCTGTGGTCGGTGTTGATATGGAAGAGGCTGAAAAAATTGGTCTTATTAAAATTGATGCATTAGGTCTTAAAACTTTAAGTGTAGTAAACGATTGTATTGACATGATTAAAAAAAATCACTACAAAGATATTGATCTTTTATCAATTGATATGGCAGATCCCAAAGTATACGAAATGCTTTCAGATGGATATACCAAGGGTGTGTTTCAATGTGAGGCAACCCCATACACAAATCTTTTAGTAAAAATGGGAGTAAAGAATTTTAATGAGTTGGCAGCATCAAATGCTTTGGTTCGTCCAGGTGCTATGAACACTATTGGCAAAGATTATATTGCTCGTAAACACGGTAAGCAAAACGTTTCTTATGTTCATCAAACTATGAAAGAATTCACAGATGATACATATGGGTGTATTCTTTATCAGGAACAGGTTATGCAGGCTTGCGTTTATCTTGGTGGAATGACAATGGCAGAGGCTGACAAAGTTCGTAAGATTATTGGAAAGAAAAAAGATGCAAAAGAGTTCAATATATTTCAAGATAGGTTTGTTGCTGGGGCGAGTAAGTACATATCTCCTAATAAAGCCTTGGACCTTTGGCACGACTTTGAAGAGCATGCGGGATACTCGTTTAACAAGAGCCACGCAGTTGCTTACTCTACTCTCTCGTATTGGACGGCGTGGTTAAAATATTACTATCCGCTTGAATTTATGTTTGCCCTTCTTAAAAATGAAAAAGATAAAGATGGTAGAACAGAGTATCTGATTGAAGCAAAGCGTATGGGCATATCAGTTAAACTGCCACATATTAATGATTCAGATTTAGATTTTAAAATTGAGGGCAAGGGAATTCGTTTTGGATTAACTGGTATTAAGTTTATTTCAAACAACATTGCACAAAAATATATTGATGCAAGACCATTTAATAGTTATAAACAACTTGAAGAGTTTACATTTACAAAAGGTAATGGAGTAAACAGTAGAGCCTTAAATGCATTAAGGTTAACTGGTGCTGCAACATTTTCTGATAATCCACGTAATGATGAAGACATAAAAGAAAATCTTTATGAGTATTTAAATCTTCCAGAGTTTAATATTTCTATTCCATCTCACTATTATGCATTTATTCAATCAATTGAAGATTTTGAAGAAAAAGGATCTTTTATTTTAATGGGTATGGTTAAAGCAATTAAGAGAGGAAAAGGTTGGTCACGAGTTGAAATTCTAGACAAAACTGGAAGTGTTGGCATATTTGATGAAGAGTCAACAACTATTGAGACTGGTCGGACTTACTTGATTCTTGCTAATGATAATAGAATTGTTTCTGCAATTCCTGTTGATGAAATAAAAGGATCAACAAATGCACTTGTTAAATTTTTGGGTTATAAGCAATTGCCTTATACAGAAGATGAGATGTTCGTTGTTTCATTTAAATCAAGAATAACAAAGACTGGAAAGAAAATGGCTTCTTTAACCTTGGCAGACACTTCAAGAGATTTGCACTCAGTAACAGTATTTCCTACTGCATTTCCAAAAGCATATATGCATATTGAAGAAGGCAAGTCGTATAAATTTAGTTTTGGTAAAACCAAAGATGGCACGGTAATTATGGAGGATGTAAATGTCAGTTAATATACAAGATGTACTATCACAGTTAGACCCAAGAATTAGAAAACGTCTTGGCACAGGAGAAGGAATTAACTTTGAGTATCAGCCAACTCCAAGTTTTGGATTAAACCGTGCACTAGGCGGTGGACTGCCATACGGCAGACAAGTGCTTGTGTGGGGAAGTAAGTCATCGGCTAAGTCATCTATGTGTTTAGAAATGATTGCTTTAGCACAAAAAGAAGGCAAGGTTTGTGCATGGATTGATTCTGAAATGTCTTATTCAGAAGACTGGGCTAAACAAATGGGGGTAGATCCAACAAAATTAATTTATTCACAAGCACGTACTATTAGCGACATGGTAGATGTTGGTGTTGGACTTATAAATGCTGGAGTTGATCTTATTGTTATTGACTCAATTACGTCAATGCTTCCTGCAATATATTTTGAAAAAGATTCAAACGAAATGAAGGCACTTGAAAATACAAAACAAATTGGTGCAGAGTCTAGAGACTTTAGCAATGCCTGGAAAATGCTTAACTATGCTAACAACAAAGTAAAGCCTACACTGCTTGTTCTTATCTCACAATCAAGAAATAATATTAACGCAATGTACACAAGTCAACAGCCTTCTGGCGGTCAGGCTACGAAGTTCTATTCATCTTGCGTGATTAAATTGTTTTCTTCTGAGTCAGAAAATCAAGCAATTAAAGGAAAGATTAAGATTGGGGATAAACTAATTGAAGAAAAAATTGGTAGAAAGATTCGTTGGGAACTACAATTCTCTAAAACCTCTCCAGGGTTTCAATCTGGTGAGTATGATTTTTATTTTAGAGGTGACAATATTGGTATTGATGCAATAGGAGATTTAGTTGATACCGCAGAATCAATGGGACTGGTTAATAGAACTGGTGCATGGTATCAGTTAGATGATGGAACAAAAGTGCAAGGTCGTGATGGTTTCATAGATCGTGTTAAAGAAGATTTAGATTTACAAGAACAACTTAAGAAAAAAATAATTAATGCCTGAGCAAAATTTTACTGTATATCCTGGCAAGTGGCCATGTAAAACTTGTCAAGAAGTTGTAACATCTTTAAGATATTGGAGAGAGACTGGAGATGCAACATGGATGTGTACGCAAAAACATATTTCAAAAGTCAACCTACTGCCTCCAACAAAGAAGGATTATGAGCGAAAAGAACGAAAGTAAAAGAATAGGTGCTAAACAGCATAAAAATTCTGGTAGAAATACACAGAAGGGTGATGCAACATGGCGTGAATTTGTTGTTGATTTTAAAGAAGCCAGCAAATCTTTTACATTAAATAAGGACGTATGGGCAAAGGCTGTTACTGATTCTATTCAAGCGGGTAGAGATAAGTCTCCAGCCATTATTGTAATACTTGGAGAAGGAAATACAAAGGTAAGACTTGCTATAATTGAAATGAATATGCTAGAACAATTAACAGAGGAGAAATATAATGTCTGAACCAGGATCACAAAAAACAACACTTGACATGGTAAATGGTTTAACAGAGATTGCAGACTATATGCAAGATGAGGAATTGACTGTTGCCCTAACCATGATTGCAAAGATTATCATAAAACCAGATATTCCCCTTCAGGCTGCCAGTCTTGAAATTGTAAGACTACAGGCCATTGCAGCAAAGATGTCTTTTAAGGCCACTTGGATGGCCAATGTTGACAAATCTGACAGGGCAAAGAAAAATATATACTTTACAGCAGCACAAGCAATAAACGATTTGGTGTCAGCGCTTAAATACATAATGCGCTAACCTGCTATAATTAATATAAACAAAGGATGAAACATGGCTAAAAACTTACTAAAGCAGATTATGATTAAAGATACTAAAAAGAACAAAAGAAATAGCGAAGAAGATGAAAACCTTGTTGAAGGTTTAGACACTGCTATAAACGCTGGCTATCTCACTAAAACAAAACCAAAGTTTACTAAGAAGAATAATTTTTCTGCATCTGGTTTAACTTACGGCGCAGGGGAGTGTCCAAGATATTGGCACCTAGGATTTGATGGACAAATATTTTATGATAACTCAGACGCCACTGGCGTAGCAAATAGAACACAGGGAACTCTTGGACATGGAAGAATACAGGATGCAATAGAGGCTTCTGGTTTACTTGCACAAGATTTAGAGTTTGATCCAATACCAAGAAAATACAGCAAGCAAACTCATCCAGCAATGGAGTTTAGAGTTAAAACTGATGATCCACCTTTTGACGGGTATGGAGATGTCATGATTGACTACAAAGGTGAAAGACTTATTGGTGAAATTAAGACAGTAAGAAACGATGACTTTGAACATAAGAAATTAAGTAGAAAACCTAAAATGGGTCATTTAATGCAATTACTAATGTATATGAAGGTTTGGAAAATTGGTAAAGGTGTAATGATTTATGAAAATAAAAACAATCACGAATTACTTACTTTACCTGTTGTAGTAAATGATCAGTATCGTGCTTGGGTAGACGAAACATTTGACTGGATGAAAGTAGTTTACAAAAATTGGCAAGATAAACAACTACCAGAAATTCCTTATCGCTCAAATTCAAAAATTTGCAAGGTGTGTCCTATTCAAAAAGCATGTGCCGAAGCAGGAGACGGAACAATTAAGATCAAACCTATGAGATTATTAAAGGACGAGAAAGATGAATAAATGTGAAACTATGTGAAAGGTGCGAGACCCAGTTTACACCAAAAGTAAGTTATCAAATTTATTGTGGAGATGTTTGTAGAGAAGAAGCCACCAAGATAAAGATAGCCGAAAGGTATCAAATAACTCGTAGACAAAGAAGGATAGGCAAAAAAAGACTTTGTATTGGCGGTTGTAAGGAACAACTTTCAATATACAACGATTCTGGCTTTTGTCCTAATTGTAATGTAAATAAAAAAGAAGTAGATAAGATGTTAAAACAACTAAAAGGATTCTTTGACTATGAACAAAACTAATCCAAAAACAATTTGTGCTATTGATGCAAGCACCAACAGTCTTGCTTTTGCTATTTTTAATGATAAGACCTTGGGTAGTATTGGTAAAATTAATTTTAATGGAAAAACAAATTATGAAAAGGTAATGGACGCTTGTGCTAAGACAAGGGCATTCTTTGAACATTTTGGTGGATTTGAAACAATTATAATTGAACATACCGTATTTATGAACAGTCCTAAAACTGCTGCAGATCTAGCATTAGTTCAGGGGGCACTACTAGGTGCTGCTGGACTAACTGGAACAAAAGTTATAGGAACTGTAGCGCCAATAACATGGCAAAATTATTTAGGGAATAAAAGATTAACAAAAGAAGAACAGATAGACATTAGAGCAAAAAATTCAGGAAAGTCGGATTCTTGGTATAAGTCTTATGAAAGACAAGTTAGAAAAGAAAGAACGATTAAACTAGTTGAGATTTTGTATGATAAAATTGTTAAAGACAATGATGTTGCCGATGCCTGTGGTATAGGACATTGGGCTATCAATAATTGGAATAAAGCAATAGGAGCAAACAAATAATGAAACAAGTAAAAAGTTTAACTGTTGTAGGTGGTGGTACCGCTGGATTAATTTCTGCACTTATTCTAAAACAACGTAGTAGCATAGATGTTAATTTAATTTATTCTTCAAACATTGGTATTATTGGTGTTGGCGAAGGATCTACAGAACACTTTAAAGACTTTATGGATTTTGTTGGAATATTGCCAAGCCAAATTATTAAAGAATGTGATGCAACTTTTAAAATAGGTGTTATGTTTGATAACTGGATACCTAATAAAAAATATTTACACTCAGTTAGTGAGCCATTTAACATAAAGTTTGGACCATACCATGCAATTTATGCAAAACAAATTTCTGAAAATTCAGATCTTCTTTGCTCAGATAATTTTGAAAAAAATTTAGTTAACGTAAATGGCTTAAACGTAAATTTAAATCCACCAACAAATCAGTATCATTTTAATACTTTTAAATTAAATGAGTTTTTAAAAAAAATAGCATTAAACAAAGGAATTAAACTTTTTGATGATGAAATTATTGACGTTAAACTAGACAAAAATGGTTATATTAAAAAATTAATTGGAAAAAAATCAAATTACAACAGTGATTTTTATATAGATGCAACTGGATTTCAAAAAACCCTAGTAAATAAATTAAATGTTAAATGGAAATCTTTTAATAAATATTTAAAATTAAATTCTGCAATTACATTTCCAACAGGAGATGAAGATAATTATAATTTTTGGACACTAGCAAAAGGAATGAACGCAGGCTGGAGGTTTAAGATCCCAACCTGGGGTCGTCACGGAAATGGTTATATTTACGATAGTAATTTTATAAACGCTGACGAAGCCAAGTTAGAAGTAGAAAAAGAACTTGGACACGAAATAACAATTGGAAAAACTTTTCAGTTTGATCCTGGCGCTTTAGAAACAGTTTGGACTAAAAACTGTGTTGCTATAGGTCTAAGTGGCAGTTTTTTTGAACCACTTGAAGCAACCTCAATTGGTTTAAGTATCCAACAAAGTTTTTTATTAATGGATAAAATTCAAAACTACGACAACAAAGTTGTAGAGTCTTACAACAATTCTTTTAATACTATTATTGAAAATATAAGAGACTTTATTGTTTTACATTATTTATCAAAAAGAAACGACACTGATTTTTGGAAAAATATTTTAGATTTAGAAATACCAGAATCATTAAAAAATAATTTAGAAAAATGGAAAACAAAACTTCCTGCTACTGAAGATTTTATAAATAATTCAGGTTATACAATGTTTGGCTCAGCAAACTTTATTAAAGTAATCCATGGTCTAAATTTATTTGATAAAGAAGCAATTCTAAAAGAATATCAATTTTTGTCAAATGATTATAGACATGCTGCTGATCAAATTATTAATGATTATTTACATAACGAAAGTTTATCTAGTTTTATAAATCATAAAGATGTTCTTAAAGTTATTCGGGAGTATAAATAAAAAATGCCAGAGTTAAATGCAAACATACCACCGATTGCGTGTTATGTAAGAGGAAATTATTTAAGAAACCATCAAGATAGTCATGATAAATATTTTGAATGCGTAGTTTTTGGTGTTTCAAGTTTAAAATCTAGAAGTCCATTATTTCATATTATGATGCCAGACGGTGGCCTTTGGTGGAGGCTTCCTATTTCTGCCTTTTGTACAGAGCCAAAAGTTCCCGAAGTTGATCTTTATAACCTAGTTTTGTGGAATTCTTTTAGTCATCACATTTCTGTAACAAGATTTGAAAATCTAGCAAACCTTAGAATGTCTTATATAGATAGAACAAAGACAATAAATAAAGGCACATATTTATTTACTTTAGACTGGCATAATCCAGATACAAATGTTTTAGACGATGGATATTCTGAAAGTCCTGCAGATCACAAGTGTGGGCATGTCATTCAAAGAGATGATGGAAATTTTGCAATTCAACCTAACAATAGGGTAAGAGTATACGAGCCTTCATTTACCTTGGAAAAAGAATATTTGATTGACAGAGTAATTAATGAAAGAAAATATGATGTAGAAAATCAAGACAAATGGATAATGGAAAACTCTGATAGATTTAACTATGATATTAATTTAAACGAAGTTGACAAATAACTACATGGCTGCTAAACTATATACAAGCGAGGCTTGGTTACGTAAAAGATTTCTTATGGATAAAAAATCTCCACAAGATATTGCTAAAGAGTGCGAAGCCAGCGTTGAAACCATATACGTATATCTTGCAAAATTTGGATTAAGGAAATCAAAAAGATGATATTAAAACCAGTTTACGAAGATGTTAAACATTTTAATTGTAATGATCTTTATCTTCGTTCCGTTGGAGCACCTTCTGGCAATTCAATTTGGAAAACGTGTCACTCTATAGCACAAATGCTTATAGAAAAAAATATAGCGTATGGAGACTCCGCTCTTGATCCTGTAAGAATTTTTAGTAAATCAGACCCAGCAGAACAACTTAAGGTTAGAATTGATGACAAGTTAAGTCGTTTAATGAAAGGCACAGACTATCCTGGAGATAATGACATTGATGATTTAATAGGATACTTAGTTTTATTAAAAATAGCAAAGGAAAAAAATGTCAACTGAATCAGAACTAATTGAGCATCTTGATGAAGTTAATAAGGTAGTTACAGAATATCTTAAAGGGCAAGATCCAACAAAGATTTCTAAAGAGTTAGACATTCCACGTACTCGTGTTGTTTCATTAATTAATGAGTGGAAGGTTATGGCATCTGCAAATGATGCAATTCGTGCACGGGCTAAGGAAGCACTTGCTGGAGCAGACACACATTACACTAAACTTATTACAAAGGCTTACGAAGTAATTGATGAATCAAGTATGACTAATAATCTTAGTGCAAAGACTCAAGCAATTAAGTTGGTAATGGATATTGAAAAATCTAGAATTGAAATGTTACAAAAAGCAGGGCTTTTAGAAAATAAAGAACTTGCAGAAGAAATGGTTGAAATTGAAAGACGACAAGAGGTTCTTGTTGAAATTTTAAGAGACATTGCTTCAACTCATCCAGAGGTTCGTGATTTAATCATGAGACGCCTTTCTCAAATTGCTAAAGAGGGAGAGGTAATCACAATTGTCCAAGATGTTTAATGATTTCTTAGAAGTTTTAAAAGAGAATCAATTTGATGAAATTCCAGTAGACGCAAAAACATTTGTTGAGTCTGCTGATTATCTTGGTCAGCCACAACTGTCTTTAATACAGTATGAAATTGTAGAGGCAATGAGTCAAATTTATCGTAAAGAAGAACTGCAAGAAATATTTGGATCGGTTGCAGGTGCTCAATATTTTGATAAATATACTAAAAATGAAATTATTTTACAACTTGGAAAAGGATCTGGAAAAGATTTTGTATCAACGGTAGCCTGTGCATACATAGTATATAAACTGCTATGCCTTAAAGATCCTGCTAGGTATTATGGAAAACCAAGCGGGGATGCAATTGATATCATAAACGTAGCCATTAACGCACAACAAGCAAAAAACGTATTCTTTAAAGGTTTTAAAACTAAGATAGAAAAATCACCATGGTTTGCAGGAAAATATAACGCAAAGGCTGATAGCGTTGAGTTTGATAAAGCGATTACTGTTTACTCTGGACATTCAGAAAGAGAATCACATGAAGGTTTAAATTTATTACTTGCAGTACTTGATGAAATTTCTGGTTTTGCATCTGAAGTTGGAACTGGCAATGAACAAGGAAAGACTGCAGAAAATATTTATAAAGCATTTCGTGGCTCCGTAGATTCTCGTTTTCCAGATTTAGGTAAGGTAGTATTGCTTTCATTTCCTCGTTATCCAGGTGACTTTATTTCTAAAAGATATGAAGATGTTATTGCAGAAAAAGAAACTATTGAAAAGAAACATCTTTTTATTATGAATGAAGATCTACCACATAATGATCCAAACAATCAATTTGAAATTGCATGGGAAGAAGACACAATTCTTTCTTATAAGGTTCCAAAAGTTTTAGCACTTAAAAAAACAACGTGGGAAGTAAATCCAACAAGAAAGATAGATGATTTTAAACTAGCCTTCTACACAGATCTTGGTGATGCCATGATGCGCTTTGCATGTACGCCAACATTTGCATCAGATGCATTTTTTAAACAAAAAGACAAATTAGAAAAATGTATGACATTAAGAAATCCAGTTGATAACTTTAGAAGGTTTGATGAATCATTTAAACCTAATCCAGAAAAAATATATTATATTCATGCCGACCTTGCTCAGAAACACGACAAGTGTGCTGTAGCAATTGCTCACGTAGACAAGTGGGTAAACATTCAGGTTATTAAAGATTATGAACAAGTAGCGCCAATGGTTGTTGTTGATGCAGTTGCTTGGTGGGAACCAAAGTCAGAGGGTCCAGTTAATCTATCAGAAGTAAAACAGTGGATTATTAATTTACGCAGACAAGGATTTAATATTGGGGTTGTTTCATTTGACCGTTGGCAGTCATTTGATATTCAACAAGAATTAAAAGCGGTAGGCATAAAAACTGACACCGTTTCTGTTGCTAAAAAACATTACGAAGACTTAGCAATGATGATCTATGAAGAAAGAGTTGCAATACCAAGAATTCCTTTATTACTGGAAGAAATGTCAGAACTCAAAATTATGAAAAATACTAGAGTTGATCATCCACGTAAAAAATCTAAGGACCTAGCAGATGCTGTATGTGGCGCTGTATTTGGAGCAATATCACATACACCTAAAGATTCTAACCATGAGATTGAGATTCATACTTGGTCTACCTCTGCACGACTTGCAGAAAAACAGAGAGATATGGTAGAATTAGACAACAAGGAAATGCCTAAAGATGTTAGAGATTTTCTTGATAGATTAAACATTATATAAACTAATAAGGAGAAGAATGAATTCATTTAAGAAACTTGCCACAGTCTTGGCTGCAGCCTTGACACTTGGCGTGATGTCGGCACTTCCGACACAGGCTACAGTATATGCTGACGTTGTCACCATTGATGCCGTAGCAGATACAATTAATCCTGGTGAAACCGCAACAGCGGTAGTATCAGTATCATTTTTGGGAACAAGTACTGGAGATACCGTTTCGGTAATATCTGCAGTTTTGTCTGCCCCATCTACTACTAGCGTTCCACAGTTTGCCGTTACAGAAACATCTAGCGCAACAGTAGCGTTATCAGCAGATACAAAAACAGCAGCAGTATCTCCAGCAACTAATACTTCTGGTTATGTTACTGCAAAGTTAACATCATCATTTTATGTGCCTACCGTCGCTGGATCATATGTAGTTAGATTTATACCTACATTGACTAGTGCATCTGGTTCAGTTACATCTGCTGCCATTACATGGACAGTTACTGTTACCGCTCCAGACCTTAAGGCATCTTCTGCGTATACAACATCTTTTATTAATGCTGGAGAAACAATTTCAGCAACAACAGATGCAACCGTATATGCTTCAAAGGCTACATCTTCTGATGCATCAGCAGTTATAGTTTTAACTCAAAAGAATGCTGTTAATGCTTCTGCTTCAGAATCAATTACAGCAACTATTGCAGGAGCAGGTATGTTGGGGTATGGCACAAACCATGCAACTATTTCTGCTTTAGGTAGATCATTAGTTGTACCTGCAGGAAACTACTTTGGTGTATTTCCTGACGGCACATCTGGAGTAGGAACAATTACACTTACTTCACAATCTGGAGTATTATTGGCAACAGAGAAAGTAACATTCTATGGTGATATTACCAAGGTTGTTACAACTGTAAAGAAGCCAACAATTGCTGTAGGTTCTAATGCAGACGCAATCTCTGCCGTAGCATATGATGCTGCTGGCGTAGTTGTAGGAGCAGGAACATTAACAGCAACATCAGCAGACTTAACAGTAATCAGCAACTCAGCAACAACTGCTTCTATCTCTAATGGCGAAGCGTTGTTCTCTTTGGCTGGTGTTAAAACTGGTTCAGCAGGTGTAGTAGTAAAGAGTGGAACAATCTCTGCAGACACAGTAACTGTGCGTGTAGAGGCTGCTGTTGCTTCTATTAAGTTGGCTTTTGATAAAGCAAACTATGTAGCAGGAGAACAAGCCACAATTACTCTTTCACCAGTTGATGCAACAGGTGCGGTATTGTCTGGAAAGACACACGCTAGCCTACTTGCTTCTACAGGAATTACTACAAGTTATTCCTTTGGTGGATCAAGCGACACAATTACTGCAACATCTATTACAACTGACGCAAATGGTGTAAAAACTTACAAAGTTTACATGCCATTATCTGCAGGAGCAGTTACTATCAGCGCAACTGGTGGAACTGATTTACCAGCAGCAGGTCAAGTAAAAGTGTCTGCAACTGCAACAATAACCGATTCAGCATCACAAGCACTTGCTGCCGTTGCTGCATTGGCCGTAACCGTTGCACAACTTAAGACATTAATTACAACCTTAACTAATCTTGTATTAAAGATTCAGAAAAAGGTTAAGGCTTAAAAACTCCTTATAAAAATTGAGGGTAGATTAATTTCTACCCTCTTTTTTATTGCATAAAAATGGTATAATTGCTAATATAGTTATACATTGGAGAGCCATATAATTGAATAACCTTAAACGAAGACTATTATTAGCCTTTGGGGTAGGGTTATGCTTGACTATTTTTGGTATTATGGCTCCTGATCGTGCTGGGGCTACAGAAAATCAAGAACAAGTTGTTGTAAGTCCTGCTCAACAGGCGGTTAATACAGCCCTTGCAACGGCTACTACAGAGGTTCAACAGGCTATTACAGCCACAGACACAGCCACTGCCACCATCGTAGTAGCGGTAGTTGAAAGGGCTCAGGCTCAGTCAGCAGTAGATACAGTAACAGCCACAGTAGCAGTAGCACAATCAAATGTAGCCTTAGTAGACACAGCCACTGCCACAATTAATAACATAAACTTAGCCGTCACACCGATAGATCAAAGTTCGCAGGTAGTTCAAGATGCTAAAAATACTATTACTACAGCACAAACCTCCATAAACAATATTGATACATCAACTGCACAAGTACAGATATCTGAAGCCGTTGCAGCAAAAACAGCAGCAACAACCGCACAAGCCACTGCACAGACTGAATTAACTCAAGCCAACATTGCAATTGATAATGCTCAGACTGCAGTAAATGATTTGCAGGCAACTATTGGGACAAGTACAAATGTTTTGTCTAACACAGATGATGCTGGTGTTCTTATGAATCTACCGTTTGATTTATTAATGGGTGGGGTTTTATATGACAATGTTTATGTCGGATCAAATGCAACAGTTACATTTGGTGTAAATGAAGGCAGCAACTACTGGAGCACACCCACTGCACCCTCTATTTCTATAGCAGGATGGGACTGGACAACTTGGAGCACAGGAACTGGAATTACTTATGCGACTACTGGAACAAGTTTAGATATTGCTTGGGACCTAAGACCCTTTCCTCAGCAAGATGCTTCTACTCAGATGGCGCAAATAAGATTTAATGCTGATGTAAATCCAAATGATGGTGCATGGATAGCAAGTGTAACTGCTAATGGACCAATACCAGATCAAGCAAGATTTAATTATAGAGAAACAACTGGTGGAACGGTAACTGCAATTACAGATACTAATGTTGGAGCAAGTTTTGCTGGGCAAATAAGTCAAGGGGCAGCATTTACTCCAGTTGTAGACACCAGTACAGCAACTGTTCAGGCAGCGGTTGACTCAGCAAATGCAACCATTGCACAATTAAACTCAAGCCTTACCCCAGTGGTTGCTCAAAATACCACAAATACTTCTAATATAAATGCAATTAACACAACATCTTTAACCAATACCGTAAACTCAGCGGTATCTACTAAAACAAACTTACAAACACAATTAAATACAAATGCTCAAGAATTAATTACAGCAATTAGCACTAATATTCCTACACCAGCCCCCATCATTACAATCCCAGCAGTTGGTACATTAATGTATGTTGAGGTAGATATGCCACAAGGATATGAAGGAAACACTTGGTTTTATCAGGTTATTACAGAAAGCGCAACAGCAAATAATCCTTATGCTGGACAAACATTAAATACCAATGGTGCTCCTGCATCTATTGAGTTAAGTGGTTTGACACAAGGTGCTACTTATACCGTTAGGGTTGCCAACTGGTCAGGAACTGTAAGTCAATATGCTGAGACTGTTATTTCTATACCCGCTCCGCAAAATTATAGTTTAACTACTGTGAGTAGTCCGTATACTCCTGTTTATAACAACGAACAGGTCCCAATTCAAGTACCACCAATAGTTATACCTATTGAGCCCCTAGGACCAGTAGGACCTCAAGGGCCAGAGATTCCAGTAGGACCTCAAGGGCCAGAGATTCCAGTAGGACCTCAAGGGCCACAAGGACCAGCAGGATCAGAATTACTTCCAGAAATGGGACCTATAAATATTCCTATTACTCCCGAAAGAGTAGAGGCCGCTATTGAAAATATTACAAGAGACGGTAACATAACTAGGGCTGAAGCAAATACAGTAATTAATGCCTTAAATTCAGATGGTAGAGTTACTGGAGAAGAAGTCGGTGCATTAATTGAATCAATAACAAATAATGATGGGCCAATGACTAGGGCAGAAGAAAGACTGATATCTGATGTTTTGACACAAGACGGTAGAGTTACTAGAGAAGAAGCAACTGCATTAGTTGAAACATTAAGCGAAGGCAATGGTCCTTTGTCAAGAGCGGAAGAAAGATTAATCGTTAACGTACTTATGTCTGACGGCGTAATTTCTAGAGAAGAGGCTACAGCAGTTATTGAAGTATTAAGCAATGGTCCTAGTCCACTTAGTACATCTGAAGAAAGACTTATTGTAGAAGTTTTATCACAAGATGGAAATATTTCTCAAGCGGAAGTTAACAATCTATCTTCAACTCTTGCCAAAGAAGGCGGATTTAGTTTAGCAGAAAAAGATTTAGTTGCAGATGTATTGGTATCTTCAGCAGAAGGGGCGCCAGTAACTGCTGCAAACATAGAATCAGCGGGACTTGAATATAGCAATCTTCCACCACTAATACCAGTAGAGGTAAGAGAAGATATTAACGGTAATCCTGTAGTTATTACTGCAGAGGTGGCTTCAGCATTGCTTGTATTAGAAAATCCAGCAGCATTAGCAGAAGCAATTGCTGGGTGTTTTAATCCAGATCAAGCAATTGAAGGTTTGACAGAAGAGCAAAAATGTGAGTTGGGCAAAGCCTTAATTAGCATAGGTGCTGATATGTCTATACCAGAACGTGAAAAAGCAGAAGATATTGTGGTTGTAACAGTCATTGCTGGTCAGATGATAGTTGGAACTGCATCAAGAAGGAGGAGAGTATGAAAAGGTTAAAACAATGGGGTATGGCAGCCCTCAATGAAAACTTTACATTCTTAGGCTTCTTTGTAGCATGGGTGGTTTTAGAGGGTAGCGCAAAGACGGTAGTAGGGTATGTAACTCTAGTATCAATAGCCTTATGGTTTGCAACCATTGGAATTCGTAAAGAAGATTAATAAGTTTGCTATAATGGGAGTATGTCAAAAATACGCATACTCCTACTAGCAACTACCCTAACACTAGGGCTATCTGGCTGTGGATATGACGGTCATTATAGATACAAATGCCAAGATCCAACAAATTGGGAATCAGCAGAATGTAAGCCACCAATTTGTACGGCTAATGGAGCATGTCCAGAAGACTTAGTAGAACAACCAAAGGTGGAGGAAACAATAAATGGCTAAAGAAAGATTATCGCCTCAAGATTTAGATGCAAGATTAAAGTTTATATTAGGAATCACACTTGGAACAATTTTATTGTGTACATCGTTAGGAATTTTGTATGCACTTATATTTGTTACCCAGCCAATTACAGGACAATCAGAAAACGATAAAATGTTTTTTAATGTTCTTGGTAGCGTAGCAACATTTATTACAGGAACGCTTGCTGGTCTTCTTATAGGATCCTCTGGCGCTAAAGATGTTATGGCAGCACAGATTGCAAACAAAGAAGTTGATGCCAAAAATACAATGGCAGATAAAAAATTAGAATCAGAAATTGATGACGCCAAAGCACGTAGACTTTCTAAGCCAGATGGAGCAATGCCAGAAGAACAACCAGTTGATACAGACTGGGTAAAATAATGGCAGAGCAAGGTACAGCAGAGCGTCTTATTGAAGTTGCTACTGCAGAAGTAGGAACTGTTGAAGGTCCTAAAGATAACGAAACTAAGTATGGTAAATTTACTAAAGCAGACTTTCAACCTTGGTGTGGTTCATTTGTAAACTGGTGTGGCAATGAAGCAGGAGTAAAAATTCCTAACACTGTTTATACTCCAGGTGGAGCACAAGCATTTAAAAAAGCAGGATCTTGGATTGACGGAGACTTGGCAGATCCAGAGCCAGGAGACATTGCATACTTTGATTTTCCATCTGACGGGGTAGATAGAATTAGCCACGTAGCAATAGTAGTAGCAGACAATGGAGATGGAACAGTCTGGTGTGTTGAAGGAAATACTTCTGGAGATCCTAAAGGTAGCCAACGTAATGGTGGAGAGGTTTGTAAAAAACTTCGTGCCTTTAAGAAAAATAAGAAAAATATTATGGTTTCTATTGTAGGGTTTGGTAGACCTAAGTTTGGCTCTGCCCCTGCAGGTACTGCTAAAAAATCTGCTGCTAAGCCTAAAACATGCTCAGCATGTGGTCAAAATATTAAATAAAGGTCTTTGACTAAGTAATAATCATTTGCTATACTTAAATAGCATACTCTGAGGGGATCTCTATATGACGGTATTGGCTGTAGTTCGCCATGAAGACAAGATTTTTATGGCTGGTGATCGTGGGGCTTCTGATGACAATACTATACTTGCGTTAACAGCACCAAAAGTTTGGAAACTTGGACCGTATTTACTTGGATATGCGGGGGCATTAGATGGGGAACGTATTAGGTATAATTTTAATCCATATATACCAGACATTAAAGACACAGACAAGTTTATGCAAACTAAGTTTATTAAACAACTTAGAAATTTTTATAATGACTGGTGGGTAGACACATCCAAAGAAGGCGATTTAGGTCTTATTATTTGTATTAGAGGACAAATATATGAGCATAACGCAATTGATATGTCTTTATCTAAATATAATTTAGATTATTTAGCCATGGGTTCTGGCTCTGAGTATGCATATGGATATTTAAATGCTACAGAAAAATCTAAAGATCCTCGTAAAAGAGTTGTAGGAGCAGTTGGTGCTGCTATTAAGTTTAGCCCATCATGTATGGGACCTATTGACGTGGTAAGTATTTAAATATTTATGATAATTAATCAAGATGACGGTCTTGTTGTTCCTGAAAAAACTATTGCATTTTTCCCAGTAATGCCAGACGAGGGTGTTGAACCGTTTGATTTAAAAGATGTTGGCCTATTTTTAAGACCATTAAACCTAGATCACAAAAGAGAATGGTTCTCTTCACATTTCTATAAATGTCTTCCTTTATCTATAGGAAATATGCAAGGATTTGTTTTTAGTTTGCCATATACGTTTAGTGTTATTTGGAATGGAGGAAATACCATAAAAGATGTTGTTGTAGAATTTTATGATGATTTTGAAAAATATAGTAAAGCAAATTTTATTTATCCAACTTCTGAATTTGGAAATGGAATATTTACTATTCATTACCCATTAACACTTAAAACACCTCCTGGAATAAATTTAATGACAATTTCTCCGCCAAATTTTCCTTTGCCTGGATTAAGCCCTATGACTGGTGTAATAGAATCTGACAATATAAGATTTTCTTTTACTTTAAATATAAAAATAGATTTAATAAATACAAAAATAATAATAGAGCCAAATACTCCTATTGTTGGAATGATTCCAATACCAAGATATTTTTGTGATTCTTTTAAATTAAAAAATGCATATGATATTTTTGATAAAAAAATTGTAGAAGAAGAAGTTAATACTGTTCATGAACACAGTAAAAAAAGAATCGCTGCTAATGCTAATGCTAATGATAAAAAAATAGATAAAATATATTATTTAGGAAAAGATATTAAAGGAAATAAATTTAAAGATCATCAACTACCAAAAAAAAATAAAAATTGACTTTTACATTCAACTATAGTATACTTTATATATGACAAATTTTGATGATATTTTAAAAGACATTCAAAGTGAAGCATCAAGTCTTGATGAGTTTGAGATTTGGTTAGACAATGGAATTGAACGGGGCTGGATAACAGAACCGTTTTGTAACACTCATGACGGAGATCCGTATATGAGTGATGAAGAAGCACAAGAGTGGGAAGAGGGCGGAGACCCTTGTCAGGTAGTAATTAAAATAAAAAACAACTAATAAAAGGGGTAAAATGAAGTTAAAAAATAAAGTTATTGGTACAATCTTTAGCGTAATTGCGTCATCATTTGTATTTATTTCGGTTCCAGAAATAGCAAATGCGGGAGAGTGTTCTGCAGCAGATCCATGTCAAGTTTGGGCCGTAGTTGAAGGTGGAGTTGTAATAAACATAATTACTTGTCAACCATCTGTATGTGGGTCTGGAACATTTGATGGAAAGCAGGTAGTTTTACAAACATCAGCAGATCCAGTAACTCATCAGGCTACGGGTGGATATTATAATCCAGCACCTAAAGCAGGAGAAGTTGATAGAAGAGTTACGTATAATGAACAACAAAACACTTTTTCTCAAGAAGGAGTTACTTGGTCTGTTCCACAAACTAGAACAGAAGTTGTAGAAACAATAACTGCAACTGGAGCAGTAGATACAGTAACTCTTACTGCAATAATCAATCCACTTGGGCTTCCATCAAATCCTGCAACTATTTCTGCAACTCAGGGAGAGTTAAGTGAAAGCAAAATTTTTAATGAGCCAAAAACTAGTGTAGAGTTTGAAAGTTCTATTCAGGATAGCGCTATAATGAAAAAATATTTAAATAAATTTTTGCAATTACTTCGTGGTTGGATAATTGCTTAAACAATATTAAAATATAGTTGCGGATATTGCATAGTGGTAGTGCGTAACCTTGCCAAGGTTAATGTGTGGGTCCGATTCCCGCTATCCGCTCTACGCCTCTATCGTCTAGTGGCCTAGGACGTCGCCCTTTCACGGCGGTAACACGGATTCAAATTCCGTTAGAGGTACGAAAGTGTATAATGTATTAAAAGGAGAATAATGGCAATTACAGTTTATTGGGCTTGCTTAGACAAAGAATGGTATAAAGCAGAAAAACCAGAAAAAGTTTCAGATAGATTTTATAAACTAGGGTTTGGACATCCAGGACCCATAGATCATGGTTCCATTAATTATTGTCCAGTTTTTAATTCAAACCTTAACAATGTTTTTGCAATAAAATCACTATTTAATTATTCTATTAAAATAAAAAATAATAATCTTCATTCTGACATGTATGATAAACAATTTTTTGACACACACGTTATACCAAGACAAATAGAGAAAAAGTTTTTTAGTTTTTCAACAGAATATATTTTTTTTACAGACAAAGATAGTTTAGAAATGACTGCATATGAGTATCCAGTTTTTGAGCAAAACGAAATAACAAAAAGATGTATGATGTTTCAGGGTACATTTGATATAGGGAAATGGTTTAGACCTACTGAATTTGCAATTGCTTTAAAAGATGAGTTTGACGAATTTCTTGTTAATGAAAAAGATGTTTTGTATTATTTAAGATTTCACACTAAAGAAAAAATAAATTTTAAACAATTTAAATTTAATGATCATTTAAACTCAATAATAAAACATAATTTTAGAATAAGTCTACCCCATTATCGGTCAAAGTCTAAAAAAAGCATTCAAGATTTTTACAATAAATTTCAAGGAAAACCTTATATTTTAAAAGAAATTGAAAAAAATTTAATAAAACATTATTTTTAATTAAACAAATAGCATAATAGTATTGTTTTAAAGGACAAAAAATCCAAAAAATGCTATTAAAGTTGCAAAAAAATAAGTAAGCCTGTATAATGGAATAATAGACCTGAACATGTCTTTAATAAATTGTTCACTTACTAAAGGGGGCAATAAAATAACAAAAATACTTGGTGTATCTTCAATGCATGACTCTTCTATTTGTCTTTTTGAAAATGGCAAAATAGTTAATTTTTTTAAAGAAGAGCGTTTTTCAAAAACAAAAAGAGATCAACTTCCAATAAAATCTTTTTTTGAAATAAATTTAAAAGAAGAAAGTGTTGACTACGCTTATTCAACTCCAACGCAAGAGCCAGATGTATATAATATAATTAAAAAACTAGCATTAAAAAATTTTAAGATTGCCAGAGAATTTGATTATTCCAATGAACATCACTTAATTCATGCAAATTTAGCGTTTTATGACAGTGGATTTGACCAAGCACTTGTTTTTGTAATTGATAGAAATGGGTCCGTTTGGGGAAATTCTCTTAGAGAATCTGAAAGCGTTTATTTAGCATCTTATCCAAATAATTTTAAAACATTGTGTAAAAATTTTTGGGTATTTGAAAATTATGGACATGAGTTTGTTGATTTATTAAAAAATGATAATCCAGATTGTGATTTTAATGCTAAATCAATGTTTGGAATTGTTAAAGTTTATGAAACAGCAACAACATTGATTAGACAAGACCCACTTGAAAATGGTAAAACAATGGGGCTTTCTGCTTATGGAAATAAAAATAAAAACTATCCTAAACTATTTAACAAAGATTCAATACCTATTGACTATAATTTTGGTCATGAATTTTTTAGTGATATGAGAGTGGCAAACTATTTAAATTTAAAACATAAATCAACAAAAGAAATAAACACTAATAATTATCAAGAATATGCAGATTATGCTTGGAACGTTCAAAAAGAAACTCAAGAAGCAGTTGCGTCAATGATTAATATGTATGTAGAAAAAACAGGTATTAAAAATGTATGTATCACTGGTGGATACGGTTTAAATGTCGTTGCAAATAATTATTATATTACACAATTTCCAGAAATTAATTTTTTCTTTGAACCACTAGCAGACGACACTGGAAATAGTATTGGAGCAGCAATGAAGTGTTATCGTGATACAACATTAGATTCTACTATTAATAAATTAGAGCATACATTTTTTAATGGTAAAAACTATTTGCTTGATGATATTAATGGATTAGATGTTTCTATATCCGATGTTGCAAAATTAATTTCTAATGGGAAAAGTGTTGCAGTTTATAATGGACTCGCAGAGGCTGGTCCAAGAGCACTTGGAAATAGATCAATTCTTTTTGATTGCAGAGATAAAGATGCAAAAGAAAAAGTAAACAGAATTAAAAAAAGAGAATGGTATCGCCCATTCGCTGCAATGGTATTAGAAGAAGAGTCTAGTAAATATTTTGAAATGGGTAGAATTAAAAAAAGTGAATTCATGACCATTTCTTTTCCAGTAAAAGATGATGCAATTAAAAAAATACCAGGGGTCGTCCACATTGACAACACTTGTAGAATACAGACAGTTGACAAGTCTAATCCAATAATTTTTAATTTGTTGAATGAATTTAAAAAAATAACAAATATGGGGATATTACTTAATACTAGTTTTAATCTTGCTGGCAAACCATTGGTTGAAACACCAGAAGATGCCTTTTATACATTAAAAAATAGTGAACTAGATTATGTTTGGTTTCCAGAAATATCCAAACTTGTATCTAAAAAGGACGTTTAATTTACTAATTATAAGATTTATTTTTATCTGATATAATTATAGGGTATCTGCCAAATGGGGATACATTAACTTATTCGCTTGAAAGGGGAATAAAATGGTAACACAATTTGCAATGGATCTATTTAATGATCCTTTTTTTATTGGCTTTAACAGAGAGTTAGGCCGTTTAAATACAGCACATAAAGTAAATTCACAATCATACCCTCCGTATGATCTTCTTAAATTAGATGAAGATACATATAGGTTATCTCTTGCTATTGCGGGATTTACAAAAGAAGACATTGATGTGTCAGTAGACAATGGAACTCTTGTAATTAAGGGAGAACTTGTAGAAGTTACAGATGCTGAGGTTGTTCACAAGGGAATCGCTGGTCGTAAATTTGTACGATCTTTTGCTCTTGGAGAGTATATGGAAGTATCTAGTGCAGAACTAAAAGATGGGCTATTAACAATTAATGTTGTTCGTGTAATTCCTGAAGATAAAAAACCTAAAGTAATTAAAATAAAGTAAAAAAACAACCTGAGCAAGTTGAAAAACTGCTCACTTTTTGATATACTTAGATATAACTATAGGAGAAACAGTGCCAAGATATGATTACAAATGCTCTATTTGTTCTTCACAAATTGAATTTGAAAAATCAATTGGTGATGACAAATATCCAGTATGTTGTAATGAATCTATGCAAAGGCTGTGGAGTGCACCCGCTGCAATTTTTAACGGTAGCGGATTTTATTCAACCGACAACAGAAAGTAGATGTATAATATGAGTATGACTAACATTATTGAAGAACATCCAAGCGTAGTTTCAAAAAAATATATACTAAATGCCAGTGATCGTTGTGATAAATGTCAAGCACAAGCCTTAGTTAGAGTTAAAGGTTTATCAGGACAACTAACATTTTGTAATCATCATTACGAAAACATAATGAACAATCCTGATTCACACAATAAGATGATGGCTTTTTTAGTAGAAATTCTTGATGAGCGTGAAAAGTTGGCAGCAAACAAACCAATAGGGGGCCTATAATGTATGAGTATTTTGTTGAAGAAGTAAAAAATGTTGTTGATGGAGATACCATTGATGTAGTTATTGATTTAGGGTTTGATATTTTATTTGCATCCCGTGTTCGTTTGGCTGGTATTGACACTCCAGAGTCACGCACAACAGATAAAGCAGAAAAGGCTCTTGGCCTTGAGGCTAAAGAATATTTAAAGAAGCAACTTAAGGATGCAAAGTCTGTTGTTATTCGTACAGAAAAAATGAATTCATCTGAAAAATATGGACGCATTCTTGGCTGGGTATATGTAAATGGAGAGTCTGAATCAGTTAATAATAAAATGATTAATGATGGATATGCTTGGGGATATCTTGGAGAAACTAAAATTAAAGATTTTGAATTACTTAAAAAAGCCAGAGCAAAGTCTAAAAAGTGAAAACTGTTTTTTATTTTACAGCAGACTGGTGTCAACCTTGTAAAAAAGTAAAGCCAGTTGTTGAAGCAATGAAAAGAGAAGGTTTTGAATTTCAAATGATAGATGCTGACTACGAACAATCACTTGTTGAAAGATTTAAAGTAAGTTCAATTCCTACATTTATTTTATTAGAAGACGGTAGAGAACTCAGCCGTGTAACTGGGGCAAAAACAAGGACAGAGTTGGAGAACTTTATTAATTATGAAAAAACTATTCAAGAGAATATTTAATCCAGATGAGAAAACTATGACTTCAAGTGAAAATGAAATGATTGAAAAGTTAATACTTGAGGGTGGCTTAGAGGTTGCGGGTATTGATTCTGAAAATGGATCATTGTTATATTCATTTACACCTAAAATTAAAGAGTTGATGCCAGAACTTTATAGTGATCATCTTAATAGAGTTAATGCTGAGATACTTTCTTTATGGGAAAGGGCCTATGTAGACATAGATTTTTTGGCAAAAGAGCCAATAGTGACTCTTACAAATAAGTCTTTTGATCCTCTAGAAATGTCAAAACTACGCAAGCAAGACGTTTGGGCTATAGAAGAACTTAAACGCCTTACTCGTAAAAAATAAGTCTGATATAATTTAAACATGAGTCATATTGTAGAAGGCGATTTTGTAATGGGTGAGACAAAAGTAGGTCTTGTTCATGGAAAAGTTGAACATATAATGATAGAAGGCGGAACTCTTGGCAGTGCGGGTTCAGAATATGCCCTTCAATCAATGCCTCCAGAAAATCCTGCAATGTCCGTTAGAATTTATGAAGAACAAAAAGAAAAAGGTAGTTGGAAAGAAAGTGCATACAGTATTGGCATGATGCATAATGATGCCACTAAACTAGATAAGTTAGAGGGACATCACATGAACACAGATATGGAAATGGGAAAGTCTTATCATTCAGATGATGAAGAAATGGACAAATGGGATAACGTTTCAAAAGCATGTTGGGTTGGATATGAACAACGTGGTATGAAAGATAAAGGTGGACGCATGGTACCTAATTGTGTTCCCGTTGGAAAAGTACACAACATGGTTCATCATGATGATGATATGGGAAAAGCAAAATCAGTTTCTGTTGGAGATCATGTAACATTTGGAGTTCCAAAACCACCAGACAAAACAGAATCTGCACATGGAGTTGTAGAAAGAGTTGAACGTTCTGGAACCGTAAACATTGCGGGGACTAATGAAAAAGTAGAAGCGTCTGCAGATAATCCTGTAGCAGTTATAAGAGTTTATGCAACAAATGAAAAAGGTAAAAGAACAAAGACGGATAGACGTGTTGCAAAACCAGTTAAATCTTTAAGAGTTTCATCTGAGCCAATTGATAATGAAAAAATGTATGACATGGATGAGACCATGGAAAAGGCTTCTGAATCAAAATTAAGAGAACTTGTTGAAAATTACAACAAAGGAAAAGATAGTGATAAAAGAATTACAGTAGGAACTCTACAAGCAGTTTATCGTCGTGGCATTGGAGCATACAGAACTAACCCATCATCAGTGCGTGGCAGTGTTTCTAGCGCAGAGCAATGGGCAATGGGCAGGGTAAATGCCTTTATGGCTGGATTACGTGGAAGATTTCCAAGAAAACCATTTGATTTAGATTTATTTCCAAAGGGACATTCAAGATCAACTAAAAAATCTTTGTTTGAAGATTTTGCAAAAAGCGTAGAAAAACCAACAAGAGTAAAAGAATTATTTAATCAGTCAAACAATATAAATAAAAATACAGAAAGTTGGGGCGGATCTATATTTGATTTAACTCCGTTTAAGGATAATGGCTAACAGATCTTCTGGTTCTTATTCTAAAGATCACGGGTTTAATCCTATGCAGATTAAAGACGGAAGAATTGTTCGTTTAAGAAAAGACGGTAGCATTAAAGCGGACTTAGGTCCATACAAAACAAAAATAAAGGGGTAGTAAGCAATGGCTAACAAAGAACAAAAGGGTAATGCTAATAAAAAGAAAGAGCCAAAAATGACTCTTAAAGAAAAACGTGCTGCTAAGCAAGAAAAGAAGAAGTCAAAATGAGTAAATTTTATTTCTTGCATTCATTAGTAATAGGCTTGTTAATGATTGGATCATTTTTTTGGGGTAAATCTTATGAAACAAACAGGGTAAAAAGAAATGGCTGATACATACACACCTACATCTGGCATGAAGGCTGCTGCTCGTCGTGCTTTAAAGTGGAAAGCAGATGGTAAGGCTAAGGGAGCAGGAACTCCAGTAGGTTGGGGTCGTGCAACTGATATCGTAAATGGATCAGCAATGTCTCTTAGTACTGTTAAGAGAATGTTTTCTTTTTTTTCCCGTCACGAAGTAGATAAAAAAGGCAAAGGTTTTTATGATGGTCCAGAGTTTCCATCCAATGGAAGAATTATGTGGGATGCTTGGGGTGGAGATGCAGGCTTTTCATGGAGCCGTGCAATTACACAGAGAGAAAAGAAAAAACTAGAAAAAGTTTGGCAGGGAACTGCCTTTGATCTAAGAAAGTAGGGGCAATGAATGGAATATCTATTAGTTATAGGCTTGACATTGTCTCTTTGTTGGTCTATAATTAAAGTATCAAATAAAAAAAGAATAGCATTTTTAAAAAAAATTAAATATAGGCAAAGCGATATTTATGAAATAACTAAAGATGTTATTTCAAAACAAAGGTTTGATAAGCCTAAGTTTATTACTCAATCTCAAAAACATGTTCAAAAAAATATGTTAAGAGTAGTAATAGAAAAAGATAAAGCATATTGGATATTGGGTAATGTTTTTTATACTGCTGATGCTATTAATGGCAGGGTAGATGAAAACACAGCAAAGCCATTAGATGTTGAGAATATGTCTAAAAAAGAATTAGATAAGATGTTATCAATACTTGATGACTTAAAACAAGGGGTAGGACCAAATGATAGTGGCAGTGCAGGGAACAAAAGAGTTTAATCAATATAATATATTTCTACGTGCCATGAGTGTTGCCTTATCAGGAATGAAGGATGAAGATAATGAATTTATTATTTATTCCGCTGGCCCATTAAAAATAAATAATTTTGTTTCAGAGTTCTCTAATTTGTCAGAACGTGGAATGAAAGCAAGAGGCAAAAAAATTAAATTCTATAATGTAGCACCCGCATGGTTAAGTGAACATATAAATCAAATTAATTATTTTGCTTTTTTAAGTAATCCAAAAGAACCAAAATCAAAATTGGCTTTAACTGCAGAAGCAAACAACATTGACGTTGGTCTTTTTAAGTATTAGGAGAAAAAATGATTATTAGAAGTTTAAACACAATGGAAAAAATTGTAAGTAAAAATAAAAACCTTATTTGGCATGCGTGGGATGTAATTGATTTAAAAGAATCTGATACGGCAAAAACATCTCCCATGGGCATTAGAGTAAAAAACAAATGGTATTTACATAGAGTTTATAAACCTGGCCGTAATGGTTGGGATATACCAAATAAGTATAAGGATTAGTCTTGAAACAGCATTTGTGGAAAGATCAGGCTTTATGTTTGGGAACGGACAACAACGCATTTTTTGATAAATACGAAGATCATGAAGGATCTAGAAGAGATGTTGATGCACTTTGTAAACAATGTCCAGTTAGAAAAATATGTTTTGCTAATGGTGTTTCAGGAAAAGAGTGGGGTGTTTGGGGCGGTGTTTATTTAGAAGGCGGAGAAGTTTCAAGAGAGTTTAATAAGCATAAAACCAAACAAGACTGGGCAACTACCTGGCAAGCCTTAACAATAGAGTAACAAATGATTTATTCTAAAGACCATAAATTTTTGTTTTTAAAAAATATAAAAGTTGGTGGAACTTCTGTAGAGGTAGCACTATCACAAGTTCTTCCAGACAATGCAATTGTCACTCCAATTGAACCAAAAAACCCAAATCATAAACCTAGAAATTATCAAGGATTTAAAAGTCACGCTTCATATAAAGAAATATCAAAACTCATAGATCTATCTGATGTTAAAACATATACAATAATTAGAAATCCATACGACGCAGTTCTTTCAAATTTTTTTTGGGCTTTACACCTTATTGAAGTTGATTGGAATAATTTAAACAAAAAAGAAAAACAAAAATATGTAGATAATTATTTTGATTATAAAAATGATCTAAATTTATTTACAACAAGATTTTTACCAAGCAGTAAATTTCTTTATACCTTTAATAAAAAAATTATTATTGATAAGTTTATTAGATATGAAGATGGTCTTGAAGATCAAATTAATCCAATATTAAAATCTCACAATATCCCAGAAATCTGTATAAATGTATTTGAAAAAAAACATGGAATAAAAAATATAGACCCATCAGATATATTTAATAATGATCAAATGAACTTCATCTTTCAGGAGTGGAAATGGGAATTTGATAATTTGGGTTACAATAAATAAAAACATTTATTACTATAGAATAATTAAAATAAAATGAAATGGAGCAACAAATAATGTATACAGACATCATGCGTAGGGCTGTGCATTCAATTACGCCTCCCAAAGGTTTTGGAGTGGAGATTATTGACAATGAACACTTCCTTACTGTAAAATTAGATGAAAGAAAATTTTTGCACATGGTGCATGATGATAAAATATCAGCATTACAGTATGTGGTAAAATTAAAAAAAGCATTAGAGGAGTGTGGGGCCATAGTGTTAATTACTAGAGAGGCAATAAAATGATAAAACAGATTACATTGTTTTTTATTTGTAAGATAAAGTCACACGATCTTGTTGATGCTGGCTCTTGTCCATTTACTGGTAAAAATTATGTAGCATGTCTAAGATGTGGAGCAACCATAACAAAATGAAAAAGAAAACAAAGATAATAATACTAATAGTTTTATCTTTCTTAACTGCCGTATCCCTTTGGACAGCAGCAAATTTTAAAAAAATGTCTGATTTAGATATTTTTGATATAGAAAAAGACTAAAAAAATATACAAAATGGGTGGGTCAAAAGGTATGGGGGCTGCTGTAAAAGTGGCTGTAATGGCTGTTTCTAGGCTAATTTGGCTTACCTATTTAGGCAGTAGCCAAACTGAGAATAGAGTACAATAGATATTATGGAGATGATGTTTCTGATATTTTTTGCTACCCTGTCTTTTTCCTTTGCACTATCTTATTGGGCAACGTTTGATAAACTAAAAAAGTCTAACTTGCTGGTGGCTGAACTTTTTATAAAAAACAGGGCACTTGAAGAAGTAAACTCTCAAGTCAATGACGGCATCAATATGTCTGACGATACAATACATAAAGAAAACTTTATAAAATTCCTATCTGATTCTAGAGACTGGGCATTTGAGTATATTGAAAAGTCACAACAAACCATTAAAGAGGTTTCAGATGAGTTGAAGGTAAAAGGTTTGGATAACTATTCTGACAAACTTTTAGCGCTTTTACCAGAGATGGGTCAAGGAAAAAAATAACATGAGAGATGTTCTGTTATCAATTATCACAGGTTTTGGATGCGGTGTTGTGTTCGCAGCATTCAAATTGCCAGTACCAGCACCACCAGTTTTTGCGGGAGTCGCAGGAATTATTGGTTTATGGATTGGCTATAAAACACTAACACAAATTATATCCTAGGAGGAATAATGAATAACTTATTAAACGATAAGTCAAAGGCAATGCTAGCATCATACGGACGATCCGTTCTTGGCGCAGTAATTGCACTTTACATGGCTGGCGTAACAGATCCAAAAGATCTATGGGCTGCACTAGTTGCTGCTTTAGCGCCCGTCGCATTGAGAGCGTTAAATCCAAATGATAAATCGTTTGGCGTACTACCAGATACTGGTATTATTTCAGATGCTCTTGGCAAGATTGTGCCTGTTAAAAGTGCACCAAAAAAGAAAACTGCTAAGAAAAAGTAGTTTATTCTATAAAGGGGGCAAACTTAAACCTTGCCCTCTTTATTTTTTTATAATGGGGACTAATGGACTTTGTATATATATGTAAAGACGGAATAAACGAAGAACTAAAGTATTCAATTAGATCTGTTGTTGAAAGTTTTCCAGAAGCAAATATATGGCTTGTCGGTGGTAAGCCTGACTGGTATACAGGAAACTATATAAAAGTAGAACAAAAAGAATCAAAGTATAAAAATGCTGTAAAAAATTTAGAAGCAATTTCTTTTTCACAAGAAATATCACAATCGTTTATTTTAATGAATGATGACTTTTATATTATTAAAAAAATAAATAAGATAGAAAATTTTCATAGTGGATACCTATTAGATAAAATAAACTTATATCAAAAATTAAATGGTAACTCTCAATACACAAGAAAACTTTCAGGAACATATAAAAAACTTAAAGCATTAGGATTTGAAAACCCTTTAGACTATGAACTCCACGTTCCTATGATTATGGAAAAAGAAAAATTAAAGGTAGTGCTAGAACTTTTAGATCAATTCTTATGGAGATCAATATACGGAAATAAATTTGATGTGGGTGGCACACAAATGGAAGATGTTAAGGTTTACAACTCTGGACCACTAGTTCTTAAGTCTTATAATTTAAACATAAATGATCATACTTATTTATCTAGTTCAGATAGTTCATTTAATAATATATTTAATAAAATACTTAAAGATAAATTTGGTAAAAAAACTAGATTTGAAAAATAAGTTCTAAGTATTTTTCTTTTAATATTGCTGGTGCAAAATTGTTAAACCCTAACTCATAAGCCTGTTGTTTATAATTAGTTTTATCATTGATAGACATATACTTATCAATTGTTTGTGCTAACAAAACATTATTTGCTTCAACCAAATCAATTCTAACCTTTGTTCTAATGGTTCCAATGGAATCTGAGTCAACTAACCAATCCTGTGGCAAGATCTGATTATTGGGTGAAACATTTGTCATAAAAACGGGAAGACCAGAAAGCAAGGCCTCATTCATCGGTAAACAAAGACCAGCATATCGTCTAGGTAAAACCATAGCATCAAAGCCATTGTATAGGTCTTCCCTGTTTTCTGGATTGCCAATTTCAATCTTTAGCCTTGAGTCTGTTACATTAGTTACTACTTCACTTTGACTTCTAATAACTAACTCATAATCGGCTTTAGAGTGTTTTAACATATTTATTACAGTTTCAGTACCGTTTCTATCTTTGGCTGCCTTCTTACCAGCAATGTGTAATAGTCTATTATGTGATTTAGAAATGTTATTATTTTTTACAGTTGTAAATAACTCAGGATTGGTTGGTGGCGGAAGGTGAATTATTTTTGTTCTATCTCCAAACATGCTTTGAATTGTTTCAATTTGCCATAAACTAGGCGATAACAATACAGTTGGCAGTGGAAGTTCTGGGTTTGACAAGTGACCAAACAACTCATAGTTATATTGAAGAATGGTCTTTACACCACGTCTATTTGCAAACCTTACAAAATTTTGATCATAAAATGTTTCACAACTTAATACAACATCTACATCTCCTAAAAACATTTTTATCTGTTGAACAGATGGAAAACCTTGTGTCTTGATACAACTGTATTGGTCATACCAGTGTGGATGTTGCTTGTTGTTATTAAACGGGGTAGAGTCAATCAAAAGAACTTTATCAGGGTTAAGCATATTAACTAACTCTTTAGTCTGATTACCAAGGCCAGTGTTGTCTGATCTTGCTATGATCCCCAGTCTCATTCTTTATACCCCCAAGTTACATCATCAGAAGTATACTTTCTTCCGCCTTGACGACCATCTAAATGATAAGAGCGTTTAATATTACCTTCAGGGTGATAAATCCAAAGTTTATGCATCTCCCAACCCTCTTGATTAAACTGCCCATATGGAGATATATCATCTTGAATTGCTCCATGAAATGTATCTTCTATAAAAAATTTATCTTTACATCTTGGAAGCACAATATCTTTATAATATTTTTTTCTACTTAAATGTGGTCGCTGACTCCATTGTGTAGTTTTCATAAAGCCATCTTCTAATCCAAACATAAGATGTTCGTGATCTTTTGGTATAAATGCTTCAAAATGAAAACGAATAGTATTTGCTTTATTGTATTCAAACATATCTAAACACTTGTCCCAATCTATTGGTGTGTCTGGAGTTAAAGGAGCATCGCCTTCAACATAAAGTAATAGCGGTGTTTTAACTTCAGTAATTGTTTGACGCATCATGTTGGTTTGATGACTATGCTCTTTAAATATAAATGGTAATATGTTTTTATCTTCATGTAAACATTTCCACAAAATGCGATTTTTATATTTATCATAATCTTTTTTACGATTTTGTTGTTCTTCCCTAAGACCATCTATCTGCATAATAATTTCGTTGTCTGGAAAATGAACACGAATATCACTAATAGTTTGATCTATCATTTTTGTGCTTGGGTGATTTGTAATTACAGAAGTAGCCATGACAATTGTTATATCTCTTTTATGCATTTATTTGCCTCATTAACTCAATAAAAAGATCTCTTTTATATTTAATCCACCAACAAACAATTTGATGCATTTCAAATGTGTAGTTATTTAATAAGTCAGGTAATAAATTAGATAAGGTTTGCCAATTTTCAACAGTTTTTATTGAGTGCTCACCTTGAAATAAAAAATTAAAAAAATCTGTATTTTGCATTTTTGAATCTAACTTATCTCCTATGGGAAAACAAAGCATTTCAATTGCTTCATAGAATCTAAATGAATCAATAACCATTGCTCCACTAGGGCAAGGAACAATCTTTGATAAAAACATTTTATCGTAATATGATTTTGGACTTAAGCCTTCCGCAAATCCATTAGTCGGATTATAAAAAGAGTTTGGTATGTCAGGCATAACAGTTGCGAGTTCTTGTCTTCTTTGATGAGTTATTTGTCCTGAAAAAAATACATCGTAAGATTTATCTTGATACTCTGGTAAATTATTTGATAGATGTTGTGGAACACCTAACGCTAATTTATTATATTGTGAATGTTTTCTGTGGGGATATTGAATCCAAATCTCAATATTACTATGCTCTATCTTATCAACCTTAAAGGTAGCGCTTTCATCTCCAGTAATAAATAGAACTACCCTGCTTATCTTACTTAACTCTTCAGATATTTGATCTTCATAATCTACATTTTGTGGTCCAGGAATAACAACAAAGGCTCTATCTATGTTAGGCAAGGTCGTTACTTTGTCTGGTTTAATATTATTTTTATTAAAAAATTGTTTTAATAAACCGTAATCCCATTTATCAGCAGCACAATCTTCTTGTTTAACTGAGTAAAGATATGCTTTAATATGATTCATAATATAAGTGTACTTCATGTTGATAATCAAGCAATGTTTCTTTATAGCCAATACCCTTAATAAACTGTCTTAAATCATGCAAGTATTCTTTCCAATACATCATCATAAATTCTGGGTGTCCAGACAACCAAATCTTAGGTTTGTGCTCTCTAAGGACCCTTTCAGCCCCTCCTAGGACCCTCCATTCACTACCCTCAACATCAAGGGATATTGCTGTTGGCGGTTTCATTCCTTTTTCATAGACAAGCGTATCAATTTTTGTTTGACCATATTTATCTGCTTCATACTGCAATTCTTTAAATCCATGAGCAGCCTCAATAGGAGCATCTGCTTCTGGTGGAAACTCGCCATAATAAATACGTGCAAGTTTATTATCTTTATCTGATGCAAACCCAGGAATACATGCAATTGGTTTTTCTAAATTGTTGGCACTCCAAAGTAAAGGAAAGTGTGACCAAACCTTTGGATTGGGTTCAAATAAAACTACCTCTGCTCCCCACATTTGACATAGGGCAGGCATCTCTCCTTCTTCTGCTCCAACATAGTAAACAACATCGCCTTTACCGATATTTTCATGCATTGATTTTAATCTAATTTTTTCCCAACCATGTGGTTGATACCATTCTGGCCTATCTGCACGATGCTTTGGTAACATTATTTCAAATTCCCCGTTAACAGTAGCCTTAATCATTTCAGTCATTTTGCAACCAATCCATTAAAGATACCTTTGGAACCCATTCAGTTAAATCTTTAAACTTTGAATTAGATGCAAGAGTTTCTTGCACCTCACCAATTCTTGACGGAATAAATTTAATATCATTTGAAATCATATTAGCAATATCAAGTATAGAATAGTTACTTCCATACCCAACGTTATATACTTCCCCAAATCCATTTTCAACCTCAGATGCAAGAATGTTTGCTTCTATTACGTCTGATATATGAGTAAAGTCTCTGCGCTGAGATCCATCGCCAACTACTGTTAGTGGCTTTGATTCATAGTATTGCTTTAAGAATAGTCCTATTACTGGTGCATATTGACCCTTCAATGGCTGTCTATCTCCATAGACATTGAAGTATCTAAGAGATATTGTTTTTAGTCCATAAAGATTATAATAAACTTTTGCAAGGTTTTCACCAAAAACCTTAGCAGCAGAGTATGGAGTTAGTGGATCAGGTGATTGTGTTTCCTGGTTTGGAAGCAAAGCCTTTTTACCATAAGAAGAAGATGTGCTTGAATAGATTAATCTATCTACCTTGTTAACCCTACAAAGTTCAAGAACATTGGCTGTTCCTACTGCGTTTGATTGAATAGATTTTTTAGGATTTAATATTGCTGGCTGTATTCTTGCATCAGATGCAACGTGAAACACGCAGTCAACGCCACCAAAAAGTGGTGCAATTAAATCATAGTCACAGACATCATACTTATAGTTTTGTGCTTTATCATTCCAATAGAACTGTTCATGACATTCTGCAGACTCATCATCAATACAAATAACATCATTTCCAAGACTAATTAACTTATCAACAAGGTTTGATCCAATAAAGCCAGCACCACCCGTAACTAAATATTTCATTTTATGCTTAAGGTTTCTAATATGCTTGACCATCTATGAACATATGTATGTTCTTTTTTAGTCCGCTCATGACCAGCAATCCTTATTTCTTCTCTAGTCAATCCATCTAAAATGTAGTAATCTATTTTTTGTTTAAGATCTTCAAGGTTACCATGTTCATAAAATATAATCTCTTTACCATCTTCAAAGTATTCATCAAGCCCCTTGATGCGAGGATAAATAGTAAACCCACCACGACCAGTACTCTCAAACAACCTATCGCTAGTGTAGTATGGATAGTTAAAATTAATGTTAAGACTATCTCCTATGGCTACCTTGCTTTTTGCATACATGCGATTAAGCGCTTCACCACGAACAGTGCCAGTGTCACCATCTCCACCTACATGTAAAAACCTTTTACCGTATGTCTTTCGTAAGAAATCTATTAGTTGTGGACGGTATTTATGTTCATGATGATATCCTCTGCTACCAACAAAAATAATGTCATGCTCAAAGTTATTTGGATCGTAATCTTGATGGACATAACACTCTTTATCATACACTCCAGCAGGCAAGAAGTGACCCTTAACACTTGTGTTTTCATTAAACCAATCACACATTAACTTATCTGTAGCAAAGAAATGACCTATGTTTGTGTAGAAGTCATCACCCTTTAAATCTTTTTCACGCTCAATGCCAAACCACAAATCTAAATGATAAGTTATAGTTGGTATACCAGCAGCCTTTAATTCTTTTAACACATCAGTCATAGACCTAGATCCTGGAGTTTGCCATCTATGTGTGTGTACCCATATGAATAGATTAGAGTTTAATGCTGCATTTAATATTTCTGTGCTGCCCGCTTGTTTCTCTTGCAATTTTTGCACGGTATGCCCAAGAGATTCCAAAGACTTAGCATGATGATTCTCACTACTATAAGGCACTTCAAAGTTGCCAAGAAAGACTATGTTAGCCATTTATCTGTTCGTTCTGTCCTCTAGCAATTGCAGCAGATGCTTCAAAGGCTTTTTGTGTTCTACGAGACTTTAATAAGCCTTTTGACTTCCAAAGTGGAATAGTTGCTTCAATGTCTTTAGCAATCTGCTCTCTTATTTCTTTAACAGTAAAAACAACAAAGTTCCAGACATCTTCTTTTTGTTTATCGTTAAGTTCTTCAGTCCAGTTAGTCATCTTCTTCCTCAAATTCTTTTAAAGCAGCAGAATTGGTATAGCAGTTGGAGCAGTCTCCACCAATCAGTTTGCTACCACAGGACTCACAGAACATACTTCTATGATACCAGATTTGGCTAGTTACTCACCCCTAGCAATCTTTGCAGCAAGAATCTTTATTCCAACTGCATTAACACTACTTTGCTTAGTATCAATAGCCTCAATGTCCCTGGCTATCTGTTCACGTATTTTTTTTTCGTCCATATTATTTTTCTATAGACTTACATAGTTTGTCAAAATTAGTAACTGAAGAAATTTTTAAATTCATAGCAGTAGTAATTGCTTCAAAGTTTTTATCAGTTATTGCAATTTGTGTATTTTTTTCTGATGTAATCCAAGAAGAAATAGTTGTTTTAATTTTACCAGTTGTAGGTTTTTGCTTTGCAGTAAGCATGTTTATGTTTAAATCTATTTCTTTTAACACATCTTGATCACTTGCTAAGCCATTAGACCAATTAGCAATCACTTCTGACTTATAATTTGCCTTAATATTTTTACATGAAGACTTATTGCCTTTAGTGTTTAATGATTTTGTTGCAGCCTGAGCAGATGAGTTTGGGATTAACAATGCAATTAATAAAGAAGTTATGATTATTTTTTTCATATTATAAGTATATCCTATTCAGGTTGTTTTGTAAAGTTATGGTTATCTTTGATAACTGGATCAAGCCTATTCCAATGACCTGCAGAACTTCCTTGATATATTTCTCCAGTTTCTCTATCTATTAGCAACCATTTATCTGGACATTTAGTATGAACAATTAAATCAACAGGCTTGTTGAATTCTTCAAACTCTTTTATTTTTTTCATTTATGCTCTTTCATGTGATTGTGTAAAGTTTCAGATGCCATTGCTAATCTTACCTGTATTTCTTTACTGCATATCTCACAAATAACAACCCTGTTAGCCGACATATAGATCAAGTATATCAAAATTTGAGCAATATGTCAAGATAGGGTATAATAGTTATGTATGAGATTTAAACTTAAAGGCATAATCTGGGTGCAATCATTCTTGATCGTAATCCTATCTACCGCTTTGTTATTTTTGGGAGGAGATTTAAAACAATCCCGAAAGATGATTTTAGATCAATCTAACTATTGTATAAGATACACAAGTGACATTATTGCAAGCAGTAAGTTAGACTTAATAAGAGAACAAGATGCCCATGTTCGGACGGTAGACAAAGCAAACTCCGTAATAGATGATATTGTTAATAGATATAACTCACTTGTGGCACGGTATAACAAAAGCACTGGTGGAACAAACTACGAGCCTCTTAACACATACTCATACAGGATAAGACCTTGATATGTGTCCGCATTGCAATAACAAACTAATCCCACTACTATATGGTTTTGTAGATCCTAAGTATGTGGATATGCATAAAGAAGGTTTGGTATTCTTGGTATCAACTACCTATCATACAAAAGATAGTCCTACTGCATACTGTAAAAAGTGTGAAGTATCCTTTAATATTAAATTAGACTATAAATTTTAGTTATATTCTTTTTTTGTCCAAAATGTTTTTTTATACCATCCCCTAAACACAGAGTTAGAAGAATCATAATTCATTTTTCCAATTTTTAACAGACCTTTTATTTCTTTTGAGTTCCAGTTTTCTTGACGAAATGGTATTAATTGTGCTATTGGCGTTCCTTGTTCAATAAGTCCAGTAAATCCTTTTTTAAGATAAAATGGAATATTTCCTTGAGGAGACATTACCAACCCTCCATCAATTACTCCACTTAAGGTTGTAAATGGCAAATCATTTCTATTTAATGGATGAGTAAATAAAATACTATATCCTTTTGGAACAGTATAAGCAGCCCAGGGATGCCAAAGAAACTCAATAGAATAATGTCCAGTTGGAACAAGTTTTTCGTTTGCTACCTCGCCTCTAGGATCTGAAAACCTTTCTGCATTACTTGGCCATATAATAGTTGGGACTCCATCATTTTCTTTAATGTATAAGTCAAAGGGAAGAGTAATTACATAACCAATAGACAAGGCATCTAAAAATGGCACACATAGTTTTACGGTTGGCCTAATTGTAAAATTATCATTAAACATTTTATTATCAAGCCATTGTGGTATTTTTTTATACCAATCTGGAATAACTCTTTTTGCTGGTATTATTGGATTTAAATAGGTTTCAATATTAGATTCGTAACTTAAAACTCTTTTTTCTTTTTTATTAAAAATATTTTTTTTAATTATTTTTTTCATTTAACCCTCCCCCATTTAACCTTGTTCCATCCACGCTCATGAAAGTAATAAAGAATTGTTTTTGTAACTACCTCAAAACTTGCAATTGCTCCTGCTGTAATGGGTTCTTTAGTTATCCACCATGAAATGACAAAAGTATCTGCTGTGCCAATGCAACGCCAAACAATAGCCTTTACTGCTGATCTTTGTTTGGTTACATTCATGACGGCCACTCCATATTGTTAGGCTTGGTTATAAAATTCCAGACTTTAAATACCCATTTCTTTGCGTTTTTGCGTAGCCGAAATAGCATGAATGTCTGCCCCCAAATCCACTTGCTCAATTTTATATCCTACATCACGACCATAAATAATGTTGGTAATGTTCGGTAGTCTTAATACTAATGCTCCATCCATCAATTCATCTTTGGCAATATATTCTTTTACCTGATCAAACTTAAGTGGATCTTTTTCAGTAGTGTTGTATGTATTACGAACTCCAAGCAGAACTTGATCAGTTCTCTTTCCTGCTTCTCTGTAAAGAGCATGATGGCCTTCGTGCCAAGGCTGGTATCTACCAAGCATTAGTGTTGTCGGTGCTGACCAGTCATGTAAACTAAATTTTTTAATTACATAAGATGCTTTTTGATTTTGATCCATTTGATGTGAATCAAAAATAATATCAAAGTTATCAGGTTTTTCAAACACTTTATTTGTATCTTCAAATCTACCTTCAGAAATTGTGTTCATCCAAATAAAAATATTTGGCTTACCAAATGCTTCACGAGTTTCTTTTGTTGGACAAACAAAGTCAACAATTACTGGAGCAACTCCTTGCTTAGATATAAGTCTTGCTATCTCACCCATGCGTCTTGCCTGCTCTATACGATCTTCTAGAGTAAATCCAAGATCAGAGTTAACTGTAGCACGTACTTCATCTGCATTGAGATGAATAGCGTTAATTCGTTCTTTTAAGGCTTTTGCTAATTCTGTTTTGCCAGATCCAGGCAACCCCATAATTTGTATAATCATATCCATTATTGTATCATCTCTGTCATTGAAATGGCTAGATCAACAATATCTTTACTCATACGCCTGATTCAAAAAATTATCTGCCCAAAAGGCTGCAAGAGACTCATTGCCAATATCATTAAAGTAGTATCTATTTTTTTCAGGGCTAAAGGTCCAACCCTTCCAAAGATTAACATCCTCTTCTGCCCAAGTAAGGTTTGTATCCATCATAGTTTAGAAACAATGTTAGATGCCATCTTAAGACCCTTAACCACACCATCGTGATAGTCTTGGTTTTTCATTACTTTGGCGGTGTCCCAAATCTTATAAGATGCTTTATTTAATAGGTCTGCTATTTCTTCATTTGTCATATATCCATCATACCAAATTTCGGCGAAAAAAGCAAGGCGAAAAATAGGACTATCAAACCTTTCAATGCCCTAAGAGGGCAATAGCGGTTAGTATCCTATTTTTGCGGGGAAGCCAAAAGTATCCCCATAACCCCTAATAGAATAACAAACCTTGTATCCCCCATATGCCTGACACAGAATGTGCCTGATATCCCCATAGGAAGGTTTGGCAACATGGAGCCAGGGCGATGGTTTGATACCCTGCGATTTTATATAAAGTTTATATTAACAACAAACCTTAAAGAATTGTTTACTGGGTTGCTGGAGTGATGATATCTTAAACCATCAAATATTACTGCTCTATTTTTTTTAGGAGTAACTCTTTCTTTTACTGTAAAATCTTTTGGATCTACCCCTTCTTGATACATTTCATTAAGCATAAAGGTGTCTCCATCGCTATCATTTACATAATACAAAAGAACATAGTGTGGTTCATGTTCATCTACATGTGGATAATGTTGAACTTCTTTTCCTGTAGAAACACTTAATCCTAGCCTAATTCTACTAATTTCTTTTACTTCAATATTGGCTTTTTCTTCCACAAAATACAACATTGGTAAAATCTTTTCAAAAAAAATTGATCTATTGCCTAATTTGTCAAGAGCAGAATGAGTAAACCCATATTGAAGACCGCTATAGTCTGCCCCTGGTGTTTTATAATGTTTAAGATTTTTTGTATTCTCTTCGTTAACCCCAGTCTTGTTTTCTAAACAATGCCAATTAACTTCTGATTTAAACATTTCTTCTAAAATATTTGCATAAGCGTTTGGAAGAAAATTATCTATAACTTTATACACTTTATTGCCCCCTTAAAATAACCATACAATCAGTATACACTATCTTTTAATCTAAATAAATCTTACTGATATTTTTTATATTTGGTCTAGGTGGAGGAAAGTGGAGGATAGTGGGTGATTGAGCGATTTTATAGATGGCGTCGTAATCCTCTGGCGGCCAAACCTCCCTATCCCCAAACCTTCCAAACCTTTCTATCCTGCATATCCCGCATGCATTATACCCCCAATATCCTGGTTTGTCAAACCTTCATAGCCTAAAAACCCCTATAAAAACATAACAAAAAAGTTATAAAATCTTTTAAAACACCAGCAAAAAATCTAGAAAGGTTTGATAACTATAGGGAAAGTTTTAATAATTTGTGGATTTAAATCCCCGCCTCGTAATGTCTAATAGTACTGTGATTCAGCGCTGGGCGGGGATACAAAAACGGCGGGGATAAAAAGATATACCCATACTCCCAGTATAAGATACATACATACTCTGGACAGAAAGGTTTGAGATATAAAGGTTTGAAGGTTTGATATAGGAAGGTTTGAAGGTTTGCTATGAATCTGGAAAATATTCTACGCTACGTAATCTCCCACGATCTGGGATTTTTTTGAAAGGGTTCTTAATGTCTTATAGGAAAAAAGGATGTCCTATTTGTGGTGGTTTGATATGATTTTACCCGAGGGGGCAGCGCTATCCCTGGTCGCCTAGCAATTCATCAAGGCTTTTCCACTCTCTATCCTCAACAGTAAGAGAAGCAATTAATAAATTATAGGTTTCATCTATATACACACTAGATTGCAAAGTTGGCAGAACAATGTCGTTCATTAGTAAATAGGCCAATGGCAAACCAATATCATTGTATTCTATAAAATCATTTAACTCATTATCATCACGATAGTTCATCCACAACTCAGCAAGAATAGTTATCTTGTTTTCAAAAGTATTACCTTGTATCATGATAAACCCCTCTATCTAATTGATCTACTTCTTTATTATACTGCATGGCTTCTAATACTTCGTTAGCCCTTGAATAAATAATATGAGGAGAACCCTTTGCTAAATAAAATCCTATGGCTTCTAAGTCAAGAGTAAAGTCAGATAGCAAGGTAGTAATCCTGCCAGCAACCTTTTCCTCTTTACTTATTCCCAGCCTAATAGACCTACGCATAAACCCCATACCCCAATTCTATCAAAAAGTGTGGGGAAGCACAAGCCCACCACAAACCTGTGCCTCCCCCTATCTTTAGCGAGAGGTGACCCTACCTCCGCTTATGAGGCCCCCACGGTAGAAAGGATACCGCTGGGCAAATTATAACTAATAAAACTATCAATGTCTTTGTGGTCTACACCATCATGACTAATAGTATTATCTGTAAGATCAATTAATATTGGATGGGACGCCCCCCCTAGATCATTAGGATTGCATGCATAGATACCAAACCCTGTTTCCTCCAAGATAGCATCTTGCATCAAGTAACTAATAGCCATGCGGACGTAGTATTCATTGTCCCCTTTGCGTGGAGCAGCATGCTGCAGAGCCATTGCTAGATCTTTGTACATCCCGTCCTCACCCCAGTGACTGTACAGCGCTACACCAAGATCCTCTGACTGTTTAAAAACAAATGTACAACGTGCTCCCATTACTCTTCCTCATTCTTTTCTACTAGAAATGGTACGATTGATAGTTGGTTTGCTACCTCGTCAAAAATGCTGTCTTCGTCTTCATTGTCAGTCTCATATTCAAAATTCATATAAGTACCTGTTGGTTCAAAGATTACTTCTATTTCCCATTTAGCCAAGAGTGTGGTTCTCCATTTCTTCTAGTTCCTTAAGTTCCTCTACTGTAGCACAACCAGCGCATTTTTCCAAATCCTCAAACTTGTCATAATGTAGGGCAGCCATTTCATCTTCCCACATCTCACCACAGTTAGAGCATTCGTAGATATCTTCCTTGCTGATCTGTATCTGATAGTCCTTACCACCATCAAAGGGCACGGTAGTTACAAAGTACCCAATCCTATTAACTATACGCATACCCTGAAATATATAGGTACCGCTAACATCTCCATCACAATAAGTCCATATCCTATTAGGGTCTTGGGCTTTGACAAACTCTAACTCTTTACCATATGTTTCAAACATATAGCCATTCTCCCCATCACTAAATGAGGCATCAGGATCTATAAGGTTTGGCAATGGCTTGAATGTATCAAACCAAGTTTCCTCTGTAAGTTCTATAAAGTCATTCATGGCTCTCCTTAGAAGTGGAAGTCTACAGGTACTAGATATTGTAGCGCAGCCTCTTCAGGTTTGTCAAGGCGCTCTTCAAGATACTGCAGGCTAGATGTAAATTCATTATGGTCAAAGAAGGAACTATCACAGGTCCAGATACTGTTAAGCATATTTATTGCTTCCGTGATTTCCCAGCGAGAAAAATCAAACTGTCGCTTATCGTGTAGTTTACAATCATTACTAATATAATCAACGACATCTGATTTAAGGTTATCAAACGCAGTATCAAGTTTAATAAGTTTATCGTTCATGTAGTTAATGCGATAGCGCTTGATGTCTTCTATTGTTTTCTTGAACTCATCAGGCTTCTCAGCATATGAAATAATCATGTCAGAAGAGTTTTCATAGGAACTATCTGACCAGCGGCCACCACCTACGACATGCCAGTCTGACCAATCAGCCATATGGTTTCCGTCTGAGTTTTTCATAAGACTAACAGTGACGATGTCAAAGGCCTCTTGTCTATCTTTTGCTTTTGTTGCTATCCAATGGAGCGTATGCAATGTGGGTCTCTTTCTCTAGGTTCTTAATACAATTCTAGCAAAATGTGTGGACTTTTGCAAGGTATATAGATGTGATCTACACCACAGGACAGTCATCGTATGGGAAGTAATCTTGCTCTTCACAGGCACAGAAGTTAAATAGTTCTACTTGTGATGCGTGATCAAGGTTGGCCATATCTGACCAGTAATGCACGGCAACCATATCAGTCATTGCTTATCCAACTCTCTCTGTTCAGCACAGTCACTGCAGTTTTGGTCATAGTCCAATTGCTCCAGGGTAGCCTCAGAGCCACAATCAAAGCAGGCATATAACAACGTAGCCACATTACCCATAGTATGTGTTTTCATCTATATAACCTTCTGCTAACAAGCCTTCAAAGAAGTCCCATACTATTAGTAATTGTTTATAGTTTTGTTCATCCCCCTGGTTTTTGGCGGTATCAATAGCCCAAGTTAAACTATTACCAAATGCTTGTATATCCTTATATGTATAACCTAGCATTATCTATCATACTCCTTAATCAAATTCATCGCAAGGTGAAGATAACAATCGCAATCTCCATTATTCATGCTATATATAAAGTCAAAATGTTCAGAGTTGTCCTCATATATATTCATTATTAGGCCGTCTATAGTTAGTGGTTTGTTAGTTGTGGTCATGAATTAATTATCCTACAAAATGGGAAAAATGTCAACTATCCGTAATGAGAAAATGGGAAAAATCTTATGTCAACGTAATACAATTATAACAAAAATGTTATACTCGGGCACTTGCGATCCCAACGGGACTTGAACCCGTAGCCTCTACCGTGACAGGGTAACGATCTAACCAATTGATCTATGGGACCAGCGGAGCAGTTTTAAATCTTGCTCAGGATTTTATTGTTAAACTATTTGTAAAGTATTTTGAACAATACTTAGCAAACGATTTTTTTCTGCATTGGTAGCAGGGTCAAATCCACTAGCAGCAGCAAACATGCTTTCGCCATTTGCACTACGGGAAGTGCGATACCAGTCTAAACGCTCAGTTAGCGCATTGAACGCACCCCAAGCATTACCACTAATCATTCCGTTAAACTCACCAGTATAGATATCGTTAATCATATCTACCTTGTTTTCCCATTTCTTTACTGCGCCCTTAGTATCTAATTCAGGCTTAGGATAAGCAGCAAGAATAATATCGTTGAAATCTTTTGCGGAGATTTCTTTTGCTATCATAGCATGAGCCATCTTATCAAACTCAGTCATGTAAGCGTTAGCCATGCCCAGTGCCTGACGAGCAACAGCGATTTTGCCCTCAGCGGTTTGGGTATGACGGATTTTGAAAGATTGCTTTACGCCATCTTTTTTCTTAGTGCGGTTAAGTGCAACATTAAGAGTATTAGCACACACAACACGAACAGGTGTTATGCTTGCTTGAATAGCAATTGAACCATCATGTGAAGTGTTGATGAGTAAATAAGTCTTTACAACATCAGCAACGCCATTAGGGTCTAATACGGTTTCACGCTCTAATGCAAGAGAGCCAAATACCACACGCCCACCACTAATTGAACCAGCGGTTTCCCAACGCCCACCACCATCAAGAATGTTATCGCCAAAGGCAAATAAATCCTCATTTTGTAGCGGGACATAACGCTGCCCAACAATTCCCAAAACATCAGTTTGAGATTTATCAGTAGGGTTAGTGCGAACAACATACTGGTATTGCTTATCAGATACTAGACTGGTGGGGATTTCTAAATCCTCTAGTCTAACATTCCAATTATTAAGATTAGCAGCAACAAGCATTTCACTTGTATTTTTTTCAGTATCAAATACTGTGCCAAGATTATGCCAAGCAGGTTCTCTAAATGAGGCAAAACTTGCTACGCCATTTTGAGTTTCTAAATCATGAGCCATTTTTATCCTTTCGGTTGTTTTAACTAAGTTTATCAGACATGGCAGCCAATGTCAACTAGGACTGGGGAAAATGGTTTAATCTTCTTAAATGGTACAAAACGGACATTTCAGGCCCCCCGAGTTTTTTGCAAAGAGGTGGAGCCGTTTTGGGACGTGCTCAGGTCCTTGGCCCCTTATTTATACTGGCTGTACCGTCGCCAGTTTTGATAGCCCCCTATCAAATATTAATTCTCTTCAAGTGAAACATCATCCACTGTAAGATCTGCTTCATAGTCATATGAACTTACTTCTGCATCAATCGTTACACTGCTTAGATCAAAGTCTTCAATCTCATCCAATGGGATGCTAATAGTTCCACTGAATGTAACAGTACCGTATACACTCATTTGTTTCATAGGATTAATCTCAAAGCGATGTGCTAGCGCTTTTAAAACTTCTTCTTTAGAATAGTTTGGGTCATACCATTCAGGAATTTGATCTTCAAGCCATGCAATGTCTCTAGAACGGTTAGCAGCAATTCCTGCATTTGTTCGTCCAACATGGAGATCCCATTCAATTTGAGTAACCTTATCAGTCATGAATGTAGGGCTTTCAGGTGCGGCGTAAGTGTCAGGTATAGCCTTGTAGGTTACAAGTAGGTTGGGATTATACGGAACAGATAACTGCTCCTGTAACATTGCTTCGCTCATTAGGGGTTCCTTTTCTGTTAATACAATAATATCAGGATGATTAGGAAAATGCAAGTCTAGTTCTTAATTAGTCTCACATAATGGGATGTGATTTAGATCACGCTCCTCGGGGGGATTTTTGCAGGGCAATTAAAAAGTGAGCAGTTTAGATTCTTACTCAGGAATCTTATCTCAGGAATAACTTAGCAATTAAGCCAAGTGCTTGTCAGAGATAAATTATTTAGTTGTGCTTACCATAGCAAGGCGTTGTGCGCCATTTGCTAACTGTAAGGATACTCTAGTAAGTTTAGAGTTAATAGGTGCGAACTTTACAATTCTACCTGTTATCCCTGTTCTACTAGTTGTGAATAAATCACCTATTTGGTAAGTGTATCCGCCTAGTGTCATGATTTTCCTTTTCTGTTGTGGTGGTTGGTCATTACTTATTTAGTCTAACATATTTTGGGGGCATAGTCAAATACCCCCAAACTATTAAAGGTATCTAGCGATAGCGTTATAGGTAGAAGTATTGACTACTTCCTCATCTGTCATTTGTAGAATACGGATAGCGTTAGACATTTCCTCTACCATCTCGTTATAGACATGGCGGTGGATTTCCTCATATTCCTTTTCAGGCTCAGGAGGGAAGGCATCTTTATCAACAATTAAATCAAAATCAACATTAAGGGTTCTGTTGTATGAACGATAGTTAGTGCGTAGGTCTTTAGCATCAGCAATTTTATCTAATGCCCATTTGCCAAGAGCCTTTGACCATGCTTCTTGTGCCAGTTTGTATTTGGCTTCGTTCTCGTCTTGCTTTGCGTAGTTAGCCTTTGTTTCTGCTAACTTTGTTTCTAAGGCTTTAATAACCTTAGCAGTAGCGATTTTCACGCTGATGGGTTTGCTTCTTGCCATTTGATTTGTTTCCGTTTCTGTTGGTGGGTTTGCTAGGGGGTATTGAGTTGAGCAGTTTTAGGTCATGCTCAGGACTTTAGCCACTAGGCTAAAATTAGGACTTTGATGTCCAAGTTGTCCAGCGAGTTGCGCCATTAACATCTAACTTAACACGAACATTACCATTTGCCTGTGGCACGATTTCTTTGATAACACCTGTTGATTTAGATTTTTGGCTTGTGTAGGTATCGCCTACTTTGTATATTGCGTTTGCTACTGACATGTTTCTCCTTCTTGTTGGTTTGGCTTACTACCTAAGAATAACATTATTCCGTCAAAAATACAAATTATCTTATGGATAATCTCATATTTTGAGATGTGCCATCTGTGATGTGTATCACACTTCCACACCGAAACGGACAAAACGGACATTATTTATGACCAAGACCTGCGAATAAGACAATGAGAAATAAGATAGTTAGAATTACTAGTTCCAAGATTACCCCTATTTTTTAGACGATGAGAATACGATATCGCTCTTAGAGTATACACACAAACCGCAAGATACGCAAGCCGAACCAGCGGTTGAGATAAGTGGAATGGCTTTTAGATTCTCAGGACACTTAGCCCCAGGCTTATTAAATAACTCTTTCATATCTGCTTGACCTATTGCAAAATTCTTTGCAAGGTATGCAAGGCGTATGCCATGATCTTTCTTAAGACTAACACCTATCTGCTTGTTCTCACTATCTGTTGAATAGTATAAAGATAGATTAGGAATATTCTTAAGCATTAACGCTGCAGATTCTACCCTAGTGTATACCCAAAACTTTATGTCTGTATTAGTAAGGATGACATATTGCCATGCTCTAGTATACTTATCATTAAAAAAATCACCGTCCCAATGAATGCGAAATAGCAATGGCGCATTTTTCTTTTCACAATCTTTTCTAAAATCTGCAATCATATTCTCTAATAGATCAACCATGGTAGGTTCATCAGCGTCTTTTAATAATTCCCAATTGTGTAGAAGGTTAGTTCTTACTCCTTTGAATAACTTTTCAAGTTTTCCTGCGTAGCAAACGCTCTCACAAATGCTAGTGGCACCAGGGCATGAATAAGCCTTTCCAGCGGGGAGGCCGAATGTGTTTGCAATTGCGGCTTGCTTTCCATTTTTTGTAACAAGATTCGCAACCTTTCTGTCGTGTGATCTTTTTAATTGTGGTGTTGTCATATAAACATTTTAGCAGAATGTGGGAAAAATATCAACTCGCCTTAATTAGTACAAATCGGACAAATCGCCCCTCGGGCGGCCTTTACTGTAACATCATTAAATCAAATTGATCGTATTCACCAACTTGAATTGTTTCTCTTTCACCAAAATCATTTACAACTTCTAAAGTATATCCATCAGGTAATGAAACTATATCTGCAATAGACACAACCTCATCGCCAATTAAAATACAATCATCAACCATTAACTGTCCTGCAGTTAAGATATCAACCTTTACATAGTCCACAATTTGAATGGTATCATCATTTTCTAGATCAATCATTCTTGTTCCTCAATTTCTGCTAATGTTTCCCATAGGATAGGTTCTAGAATTTTAGCAACTGCGTCTAACTTATCTTGCAAGTCTTTACTCATATAAGTCCTCATCTGCTGGCTCAAGAAACCACTCTAGGTGTGCGTGTGATACCAATGCGCTGGCGATAGTCCAAGTGTTGCCCTTCCAACTAACCTGAAAGCCATCAACAACTGGCAACTCTATTCTACGAGAATAATCTTTATCGTAGTATGCGTCAATAGCCTCAATACATGGCTGAACCATTACTGTTGGTATTGGTGGATAGTGATTACCCTGTAAGTGATACTTTAATTGTGTTTCTAGGTCTAGCGTTGTATCTGCTAAACCTATTGCTGTTATGCTTCCCATTATTTAATTACGACCTCTCCGTTAGTGTAGAAGGTTTTAGTATACATTTTACCTGTTGGGTCAGATAGGTTATAGGTTGCGTATTCTTTAGCAAAGCCATAGTCCACGCATTTAGTCCAAGCATTAACCGCTTCTAGCATATCGCTAACTCGCAGGGTATGAATTAACTTCCCGTCATAGGAAGTAGTAAGAGAATAGTTATATTCGTTATCCATTAGTTTAGTTTCCAATCCATTAGTTCGTCAGCGGAGATAGCGTGAGGATTACACTCGCAAGGCTCACTATCAAAGTCTACATTATTTCCTTGATATATCCAACCATAGCCGTAGCAGTATTCGTGCTCTAGTATATCCATTAGTGCTTCTTTTACTTTACCCATTTGTTCCTTCTTTCTTTATATCTTTATCCTATCAGATACGACTGACAAAATCCAATTAGACGCCTTAATCTGGAGAATCTGGAGTGTGTTTTTAATCACATAATAGTCCTGTGGATAAACCTGTGTACGACACGCCGCAGGCGCCGAGCACCTCGGGCCTTTTAGAACAAATGTTCGGACAGTTTTAGATCGTGTCCAGGATTTTTATTTATACTTTTAACGCTTTACGCAATTCATTTCGCAATCTGCGAATTTCTTTATCTTGTGCAACATTTTGTTTATAAAACAAAAACATTACCAACATTGAACCGCTTAGCGCAATAATAATTGCAAGCAAATCTAAATTAGTTAACACTTACTAATCCAATCTCATCAATTCCGCAAGCCTTTTCAAATCTTGCGTAGTCAAAGTTTGCGTTATCGGATTTAAACCATTGACAAAATTGGTCTATTAAATCCTCATAAGTGGTTTGAGGAATTTCATCTATAAATTCTTTTAAGATGTTAGCGGTTTGTATGTAGTCTTTTCTAGTCATTAGTCGTTCTCCTTAGTAGTAAATAAAGTGCCTAGTGCAAAGTTTTTACATTCGCACTTTTCTACATCATAGTCAAGGTTATCTCCCCAAAAAATATAACCTGCACCATTACACTCATCACACAAAAAAGTCATTACGCTACTTATCATTATGCTAACGCCTTTCCCTTTATTGTGCCACGAACACCAAGCAAATCACAGGACATTTTTACATGAACGCCCACAGGTAATTGGTTTGGATAAGTGTTTATGAATTGAGCAACCGCACCCTTAGAAGGTAGGTTGATAGTTTTTACAGCACCATTGAAGGTTTCTAGTTTTACAGTATAAGTCATTTCTGACCACCTTTCGTTTTTGTTTGAGTTATTATTCTATCAGTTATCGCTGACATTTTCTAATTGTAGGGGGTGTGTTGGGGTGTGAGATACCTCACAAAGCCCCTTCGTTGAATAAGCCTAACTCTAACTCCAGCAGGGTTTCAGGCGGTATATCTGAAAGATCCAGCCACCCAGCACCCTCAGAGTCCATATGGAATATCTCTACATATCCCATTAAGACATGTCCGAAATATTGGCGTTATGGTAGGCAAGGGTTATATCCTCACCATACTCAGCAACTAGATCAGAGTAAATCTCATCTTGATAGTTAAGGTAGTTAGACATTAGCCACCTACTTGAACCGCTACTGTGCGGAAAGTATTGTTAATGCGACCTTCATCTATTTCTACGAAATAGGCCTCAGTATTATCACCATACCAAAGAGCACCTTTAGATTTTTCTGCGGAAATAATTGTTCCGTCAGTTAAGGATTTAGATGAATAAGATTTACCAATTAGTAAATCCTCTATTGTGTATAAGTTAGCCATTATAGCCACCTTCTTTCTTTTTGTTATTTATTTTCTTACTCCGTAAGTTTATCAGAATTAGCAGACATTTACAACCTACTAGCCAGTAATCTTAAATAGTGAGACGCTCAGCGGTGTGATATGCCCCACAAAATTTCTGTGATCTTAAACACATTGTCCTTAAAGCGACACGCCGTCTGCGCCGAGGTGGCTCGGGTTTTTTATTGCAATTTATTTTTATTTAAATAAATTTTGCAGAGTTTTTATTTCTGCAAAACTTTTTTATTTATTTTATTTTTTTTATTAAATTTATTTATTAAATTTATTTATTAAAATTTGCTTAACTATTTCTAATTGCGCTTCTGTTAAATTAGTTAATTCAACTGCGTTTTCAAATTGCTTAGTTATGCTTTCTGTATTATTTTGCATTTTTATGTTTTACCTTTCTACTATATTTTTTTTATTTGGAATTGGTGTTGCCGCATTACTGCGGCGCAATTCTTGAATACGAATTATTTTATTTTTTATTTCGTTAAACATTTTACTCCCAACAATTGGAGCAAGTGATTATGTCTTGCGTATCAAAGTGAACGCTATAGATAGGCTGTTCGCATATACGACAATTTAATTTTATTGTAGATATCATTTACTTACCTACTTTCCATGATGACCAATATGACATGATGTCATTGTCCTCAATATAGTGAGAATAAATATTCTGCTCACAATTTTCGCAGAAAGTATATTTCATATCATTTACGATAGATATCGCTAATACATTAGCGGTGTGCTTACACACTTTATTTTTTAGTGAATTCATTTTGAATTCCTTTCTTTAAGAGATTTACTTATTGTTCAATCTTTATACTAGAAGTATAACAGGGGGGTCTGACATTTACTGACCAGTAGGTAGGACAAAACGGACATTGTGTCTTGTGATGTAGGTCATGTGGATAACTTGAGCGTAAAATGGTAGTGTGATCTATATCATGTGGATACCCATTGGTATACCCGCCAGTATGGGCGTGTCTGTGGATAACCCCTGTGGATAACTCAAAAAATCCCCGAGCCAATGTCCGATTTGCACCATTTGTCATGTGGTGTATATCACTAATTACATGCGTGTTATTCACGGCGTGTCGTCTTGACTTTTGGGGTTATCCCTGCTATAATTCCATTATACAAAATTAAATATAGATAAAAAATTAGTGCGTGAGCCTAGCAAATAACTCTCTAGTAGAGGGTGAGCCTAGCAAATAACCGCACAAGGCGTGAGCCTAGCGAATAAGTGTGATACAAATCACAATGAGCCTAGCGAATAAAGCCCCCACAATGTCAGTCCCTACTGCTAGACTTGCAGGTATACAAAGAAACATCTCACGAAAGGAGATAGTAAATGATAAACAAAAATTGCGAATTATGCAATACACCTACGCAGGTGAGTAAGCGAACAATCCTAGCCATGTGCTTTGATTGTATTATGAAAAATGTTGCAGTCATGCGACAGAATAAGGACTACAGCAACACCCCTGCTGATAGATTAAGAATAGCCCAACAGGCTAAGTATGCTAAGGAGTTATCACTATGGAAATAAATAACATAGACAAAGTTAACGAAGCCATAGAGGCTTTACAAAATGCTAACAAGGTGTTAGTAGAAATGTTCGGAGAGGATAAGGACTAATGCTAACAGTATTACTAATTATCTCATCACTATCTTTTATCACAATGATATTTGGTATCGCACTAACTAACGAAGGAGTTCTATAAATGAAAATCACTTACACAATTTGGCAAGGTAGCCTAAACAAAGGTTTGCTAACCGCTGAGAGCATGAAAGAAATCATCGCTACTATGAAAGATCTCAATGAGGGAAACACATCATCACTCAAGTTTGAGCACATGGTTCACAAGATTGAGCAGGTAGCATAGTGAACCTAGAACTATTATTTGACAGAGAATATTTTTCTCTATACATCAATGGCTTATGGCCTAACGGAGTAGGTATTGAAATTCCTACTTGGTTATTGATTGGCTCTATTGCTTTTATTTATTCTATTAATTTAATTAGAAAAGATAAGTAAGTAGCATAGGCTGCTAGGGCACACTATCCACAGTGGTGTGCTCACTATTTTTTTTATTTTTTATTTTTAAAATCACATATCATACATCTAAGAAAAATATTCAGATTTTCTCAAAATGAAAATTTTTTCAGATTTAGGCGGGTAGGAATATATTCGCTGGATTAAGTTCTGGATAAGTAGTAAAGAAATCTACCTGTATTTCCTGAATTGCCCACTTGCTTATGTATGCTAAAATCATTACTGTTATAAAAAGTCTAAAGATATATTTGCTAGGGGGCATGCTCATAGTATATAATCATATTATGTGCCAACACGTCTATACATACACAGGTCCTGGGTTATGCCGATACTGTGGTTTGGATACCCACGATACTGATTTGATTAAGCAAAATAAACTATACTCAGATTACAAGGAAAAAGTCGGGTATTTCTACAACTTGACGACCTGGTGGTCTATATGATAGAATTAATATATGCACTTACTTGGACTAGAAATTCGGAAGGACCGTAGAGAAAAACAATACTCTATGCGGTCTTGCTACCATTGCGCTAAAGTTATCTGGGTAGCAAAAACAAACATAAGAATACATAACTACTGCACTTCATGCGAATGAAGCAAAAAATTTTAATCTCTATCATCATAATTGGTTTGGCAGCACTGGTATGGCTATTTTAGACAACCTTGAAGCATCTATGGCAGATGACGACGGTATGCCAAGTCAAAAAGTTACAGATGCTATTAAAGAAATGCTTGAAGATCCAGAGCACCACAAACTTATGGAGCGACTAAAATACATGGAGGATCATGGAATCTGAAATTAATGTACCACCCTACAGACATACTCCAAAAGGTATGAGCATATTAAATAAAAAAACAAAGTGTTGTGATGCCTGTGAGTGTGGTCAGAGTGAAGAAGAAAAGTTTAATAAACTAATGGAGACTCAGTCTTCTTTTGAAGAATAATGAATAGCCTTATACATCTTGGAGATTATGATCACTCAGATAGAGGTTTGTTAATTCTTGCAATTTGTGCGGGAATAGCACTAACAGCCTATTTAGCAAACAAATACTTACGATAATTCTTTATCTCTTTTTCTTTGCATTTTTCTATATATTCCATTTGGCATAAAGGCAGAATGCAAATTAAATTCAGTTTTGTTAAATATTTTTTTATCTTTTTCTGTTTGATATCGTATTTCTTTTTTTAATTTTTGTGATCTTTTAAAAGGAACATACAGAACAAAAGGCTCTCCTCTTTTGATAATTATTTCTTTTCCATTTCCATGATATAAAACTTGTTGATTAACTGCTTGATCTATATCTGTATCTGTAACTCCAGGAAGTACGGACCAGTCTTTATTAAAATGATAAAATAATGGTAACTGTAAAACAGACCAACCTGGAGGAGTTATAATTTTCCATGGAGAATGTGCTTTAAAAACAAATTGTCCATCAACTCCGTTAAAATTTGCATTTGTATAGTTTATAAATTGATCATTACCATGATGCCCCCAAGAGACTAGTGGTGTGGATGTTTCCACAAGCCACCTATCATTGTCACACCTTAACTTTGTATCACACCACATTGGTATAATATAGCCTTGAGAAAAATAATCTGGAAAAGATGGACAATCTTTTACGGTACCTATTTTTGTAGAAGGAATATCTTTAAACCACTGAGGAATGAAATGTTTAGCAGGTCTAGGCAAACACTCTTCAATAGATTCCAAACCTTCAATAGTGCTTATAAACTGTATCTTATCTGACTTTCCAAACCTCACAAGATCTCCAATTTTGTCGGGGCACCAATAAGACTCTCATTGACACTGGTCCACAATTGTGACGACATACTAGTATTAATTCTAGCAGATAAACCTATAGACTCCATAACGTAGTTATATCCTCCAGACTTGGTTTCAACCTTGTTCCAAACCCCACTATCATATATCAAGGTTTGGGAATCAAATACAAACAAATAATAAACCTTCTTCTCATTTTCGGCGGGGACAGAAGACCAATCTCCTTCTGACTTAGCAAGACACACATAGTAATTAGCACTATTATTCACTACGCTAGATATCATGGCATCTAAGGTTTGATATTTGCCTAGCCTGGATCCAGAAAAAGTTAGTGTGTTATTTGCGTATACCCCTGATTTGACGGAGAAACTTTCGCCTGACTCTAAAGACATGTCTACGCTGATACTATGGCTTCTATTGGGCTGCCAATCGTTTATATACCCTGCCTCTGTAAAAGTGTTGGCGATAAGTTCTTCTAGAAATTCGCTAGTACAGGGAAGTCTATAAACCGAGTGATGTATTTTTAGTTTACTTGTCAAACCTTCAATAAGGGTTTGTCTAATTGTATCTAGCACAATTAATTATATCCTATATCGGGATATTAAGCAAACATAGATATTACATCCAGTTAGACATTACTTGACTGCGTAGCAGGCATACTGTGTCTTATAGTGGTTTGGTATTTCTATTTTCGGCTTTGTTAATTCCCGCCGAAATTTAATATCAAATGATGATATAATTTGCTTACAATGATGACAGTAGAAGACTGGGCACGATTAATACTTACAACTCTTTCAATACTTGCTATTGTTAGCGGAGGAATTCGTTGGCTCGTAAAACATTATTTAAACGAACTTAAACCGAATTCAGGATCCAGTTTAAAAGATTCCGTTGACCGCCTAGAGAAAAAAACTGATCAACTGTTTGATCTTTTGGTTGAACATTTTAAAGATCATTCTAAAAAATAACTCTTTATATATAATATATAAGATACTTTAAAAACTTTATTTGCTAGTTATTCTTTTTCTTTATATTTTTAAGTATACACGTTAATACTCTGGATTTTTACAGTTTACGCAGAAATGATTATAACGATTTTATAACAATCTCTTTAATGTCTGGTTTATAACGTTTTGTTATAATATGTCCTATTTGTCCTAATACAATGTTATAATTTTTATGCTGGCGCCTAGATTCTAACCCCCACCCCACTGCGTCTAGGTGTCCAGTTTTATTTAATGGTATAATCAAGTATTATGTGTGCTCCTACAGTAGAAAAATATGGCGCCTCGCCAGCAAACATTCAATGGACAGTGGTCCGTGGAGACACAGCAACTCTGCTTGTAGAGTTTTTAGAGGATGATGAAATAACACCCTTTGACTGCGACGACTGGACATTTAGAGCAACTGCCTATGATCCAATGGGAAATGTATTAGATAACTTAACTGTAACTGTTGATGATAATGAGGCAACCATTACCGCCCATGCATCAATTACAGAAGACTGGGGTACAGGCTATAATCAGGTAGCAGCAGAGTTAAGATTTGACCTTGAGGTAATTATAGAGGGTGGTAGTGGAGCGAATGCAGACACAGTTTGGACTCCAGTTATAGGCACAATATGTGTTTTAAGTGATATGACTCCAGGTTTATAATGCCAATAGTAAAAGTTTCAAATCCAACGCCGCTTCTTCCGCCAGTAATAAAAATTGGCAAAAAAATATTTAAGATTAAAATAAAGTAGTTAGGATAAGTCATGGCTAAAAGCATGGACTTTCCCCCAAAGAAAAAATATTCGGAAACCGTTTTACAGACAACTGTTGAGTATGTTGCTGTTCCAGGAATAGCAGGTGAGCGTGGTGAGGCAGGGCCAAAAGGTCCAGCAGGACCTGAAGGACCAAAGGGTGAAAAAGGAGATAGAGGAGACCAGGGGCCAGAAGGACCCAGAGGCGAACGTGGCGAACCTGGAAAAGGTGGAGAAGGATATGACAGTCCATCAGGACAGTATCCTGGATGGGCATATTATAAAAATAAAAACCTTCATCCACAAAGTATTGGTCCAGAAAGAGGTGAAGATGGCTGGGTTTCCTTGTTTCCATTAATAGATAAAGAAAACTCAATTGAAACCTATGCTTCAAAAAGCAGTGCTATGTTTTTAAATGAAGCAGCCAAAAGAATTAATTTTAAAACGGTTGAGTTTGGTGCTAAAGTTGATATCAAGTATGATCTAGAAATAGAGACCTACGGAAACAACACAGAAATTTGGATGAGAACATTTTCACTTGACGAAGAAAACTCAGTTACAGGATATGTTGCAAACCTTAAATACCAATACTCATACGACCTATCTTTTTGTCAAACAATTTTTATTACAAAAAAACAGATGAAGGTTTTTGGAGGCATACCTCAAATAAGATCTGACAACGAAGGCTCTGTTATTTTAAAAGGAGTCTATGTCTCCGTCTCTTAGTGGTATAATGTTACAGGAGGAATAATGGCATTTCCAGGTTCTTATAATTTTAATTACTATCGTGGTGATAGGTATGAGTTTGTAATCCGTCCAAAAACTGCGAATGGTGGCGCTTTTGATTTAACAGGTTACAGTGCAAATTTTGTTGTTGCTAATGCAAGAGGAGAAGGTAAAACTCAGTACGAAATGCAGGCTGTTGTTGATGGCTCTGCAGATACCGTAACTTGTACAATCCTACCAGGCGCAGGAGAAGCGCTAACTGCTGGAAGTTATGTTTATGACGTTCAAATAGATTCTGGCGCAACATTAGTTTACACACTTTTAACGGGGACTGTAACAGTAACAGATGATATTACTGGAGCAGATGATTCATAATGGTTGACGTATTACTTAATACTGACGATGTTGTTGTTATAGGACCACCAGAGTCAATTGACCTATTAATTGACATTGGGCCACAAGGGGTTCGTGGTAGTAAATTTATTGTTGGTTCTGGAGAGCCGAATGCATTAACAGCAAGTGGTGTTTTATTTGGAACTACTCTAATATTAAATGATATGTATATTAATACCGCTCCAGGAGAAAATTATGGATATATGTATCAATATATTTCTCAGGCTGGTGCAAATACCTGGATTGAGGTTTTAAAGGTAAGTCCAGCAATTTACTCATCTGTAGAAGCAATCACTTTTACATCTGGCGCAGGATCAATAACAATTCCAATATCAAACATAGTAACAGTTAGTGGTTCACCACTTACCGCCTCAAACTTCAATGTTCAGTTTCAAATTGAAGGAGCAAATCCAATTGCAGCATCAATGGAAATTCCTGCTTTGGCAGGGGCAGGAACAAATCTAGTAATTAACTTTGATGCAGTTCAATATAGCAGTGGTAGTTGGTCAAACCTTTCTGGAAGTAAAACAGTACATCTGTTTATTTCTATAGTTTAATATAAAAATGGTATAATTTTAAAGAGGTGACCCCATGGCTGTAGAAAATATAGGAAGTTTAGTACCAACCAAGATTCCAGCATTAGCAGATGATGCTGATATTCAAGATGCGCTAAGAGCATATCACTATGGCTCTTATGATTTTGATACCGCAGAAACAGATGCAACAGAACTTTTAAATCCATCAATTGCTTATACGGTTAATAATTTACAAACTCAAATTACCACAAAGGCTGCGCTAGAGGTTTCAGCAAGAGATAGTTCAAGAGTGACCACAACCGCACCAACTTCTGCTGCGTTCACTGCATTTTCTGCAACCATACCAGATGGTTATATTTGGGTAGACAAAGATGCTGCTGCACAAGTAGGATATATATCAGCAACATCAGTTTACACAGCAACACAACCAACAACTGGTTTGGCTAATGGTGTTATTTGGATTAAAAAAGGATCAAGCCCTTTAGAGATGTATGTTTACAATGGCGATACTAGCGTCTTTAATCGGGTGGTCTAATGCCAACAACTTTTGATGAAGATGGAAAGCCAGGGTATATCTACAACGTAGCAGATGACAAATGGTATGCTATCTCTGGTAAGACTGATACATCTGGAACCTTTGAATGGGCTGGTCTACAAAGTTATCTATCTGCTGTAACAATGCTTGAATCATTAGTTGCAAAAAAAGGTATAAATAATTATCTTAACCCAGCAGCAAGAGATGCCTCAATCACCTCTCCTACCGCTGGAAGTATATGTGTAATAAGGCAAAACTCAGGTGGTAGTGTTATAAATACTTTGCAAATTTACGATGGATCAAGTTGGGTGTCAATTGCAAGACAATCTTTAGTTGAAGAGTTAGAAATTAGAACCATTATGGGAGTTTACACCTTATAAAAAGGTGATATAATAATGTTACACTACAGAAAGGTAGTAACTAATGGCTACAGTAAGTAAAAATCTATTTCGGGGAGCAGCAACAACCACTCTCACCACGAATCTTTATACAGTCCCAGCGTCAACAACTACAGTAATTACAAGCGTTGTTGTTGCCAATACCGCAGCATCTTCTGGAACATTTACCATATCAATTGGAACCGCTGGCTCTGAAACTGCTTTATTTGATGCAGTTACAATTGCTGCAGATTCAACAGCAGTTATTGATTTAAAACAAGTTTTAGTAGCAACTGAGGTAATTGATGGTGGCGCAAGTGCTGCTACAATTAATTTTCATATTAGCGGAGTGGAGATAGCATAATGGGTTTCTCAGTATTTCCTTCCAGTAGTTTTGATGACTACAGATCTCCAATTTTAAGACATAATACAAACAGTTCAACAAACATCTCTATTCCTTCGGGAGTAAATATGGCATATGCACTTGTTGTAAACGGTGGCGCAGGTGGACAGGGTGGCGGCCATTCCCATGGCGATGGTGCACATGCAAACACAGGTAGCGAAGGAACCCAAGGCCAGGGCGTGTTTGGTCTAACCCCCGTATCAACATCAATTACAGTTGGCGCTGCTGGAAATGGTGGCGGTGGCCGCTGGGCGCAGATTGGCTTACCAGGTAATGCTGGAGGCATCAGTTCTTATGGTGTTTTGGCAAACGCTAATAACAGTTCAACTGGCAATTATTCTTTAAGTAACTCAACAAGACCATTTGGAAACACATCTTTATCAGGTAACACAGGTGATGGCGGATCTGGCGGTAATGCTAATAGTTCTGGTTCTGCTGGCGCTTCAGGCGGAGTGGCAATTTACTACTAATGATTAAGATATTTGGAGTTATAGATAAAAGAAACGGGCACTTTGTTGATGCATGGGTTGCTGATTCTTTTCACGAAGCACAAGTAGATAACCCAGACTCAAAAATAATAGACCTTGAACAATTTGCAGGAATTGGATTCATTCTAAACGATCTATGGAAGGTAGGCCTAAAATGAAAAACTTTTTAATTCTTAATGAGAACAATTTAGTAATTAACGAAATTGTTGCAGACTCTATAGAAACTGTAGAATCAATTTTTTCAGACAAAGTTTGTATTGAAAACGTTGATTTATCTGCTGGAATGGGGTTCACATACTCTAATGGAGTATTTACAAGCCCAATTCCAGAGACAGAAGAGGAAGACGTACCGCCTAACCAGGTTATTAAACCTAAGCCTTAGCAGCAACCGTAAGGTAGGTTTACAACAAATCAGATAGTTGATATAATTATCTTTAATAAAGATAAAAGGGGGATTGTTTTTGTCAAAGATTACTTTTATAAACACTGTTGGGATGGAAATAGAAAGCCCAAAGCCAGCATTTCAATTTGTTCCAGATTGGTATAAACAACATCCTTCGTATCTAGGCAGTAGTAAGAAAATTCCAGACTGGAATTTAAACGGACCAAAAACAACTATAAAGCGTTGTATGCCAGTGTTTGATGCTATTTCTGCTGGGTATATAATTACTTTACCAGTAGAAGTTTACGTATCTATACAAGATGTAGAAGGAAAAAAATCTCAACTTTTTCAATGGCCCAATGATTTAAAAATAATAGATTTTCACCCCATAGAACAAGCATTAAATCATCCATTACAAGGTAATTTTGCTTATCCAAAATTTATAAATCCTTGGGGGATTAAAACTCCTAAAGGATATTCTACATTATTTGTTCAACCATTTCATAGGGAGGCTGTATTTACCATACTTCCAGGAATTGTGGATACCGATACCTATTCTTCTCCAGTTAATTTTCCATTTGTTATAAATGATCCAACTTTTGAAGGGTATATAAAAAAGGGAACTCCAATAGCACAGGTTATTCCATTTAAACGTGAAAGTTGGAAAATGGAGGTTGGCTCTGAAAAAGAATTTAAAGAACAACATGGCATTTCACAAAAATTACATACCAAATTCTTTGATAGATACAAATCAATGTTTTGGTCTCAGAAAGAATATAAATAAAAAATACCCTCAAAGCACATAACAAAGAGGGATATTTTTATCTTTTATTATTTTTTATTACAAGGATATTTGTCATACCATTCCTGATACCGTGTTCCATTTACAGAACTCCAAGCAGACCAGTCTTTTCCACCCTTAGTCATATGCAAAGCAATCTGTGCATTTACTACTGGATTTAGTAGTTCAGCATTTGAGTCTAATTCAAATTTATCTCTACGATCCGACCCCAGGTCTCCAAGCATGTTGATTTGAAACACACCATAAGAATTATCTCCAGTCTTTACGTTGCCATTAAAAGCAAGAGGGCGACCATTAGACTCTGCTTTAGCAATTGCACAAGCAGACCTTAGAGCCTTTCCTTCAAACCCAACATAACGCAACATATCAACCAACTGTTCATCAGTCAAATTATGAGCATTTTCATACTTTTCTAACTTCTTATCCTTAGAAACCAAAAAAGCCACCTGTTGGGTGGCAGACTTCACAGACTCCTTAATTAATAAATTGTTTTCATTTGTTGCATTTGCAGCCCCTGAAAAAACAGTACCACAAATAACCAACGTTAATACCCCTAGCCAAACATTTGCTTCTCTCATTGTAGAATACCTCCTAGAGAACAAATGCTACCTACTGGTAGCATGTATTAATTATAACACTAATTTGGCTCTTTGGTCAAGTTAAGGAAATAAAATATAAAAATACTTTAAATGTTATATTAGTTAATGGTATAATGATATAACTATGGCACAATATAGAAACCCCGATGAATCTGCAATTTCGCCTCAGCCAACGGCTCCAGCATCCTATAATCTTGGAAATATTCCACCACTTGTAAACTGGACAGTAGTTATAGGAGACAGCGCTTCTTTTAGAATTTATGTAGAAGATGATCTTGGAAATGAAGTAGATTATACAAATGATGAAAGTGGAGATATCACTGGTTTTGATATAAAAGCAGATTTTAGAAGGTATTCAGATAATGTTGGAACTGATTTAATATTTAGTGTAACTCCATATGCAACAGAGTTTGATGATCCAGGAGAATTCACAGTAACCGTATCACCAGCACAATCTAAGCAACTAAGAACTGGCGATGTATTTGATGTTCAGTTATCTGACGCTACTCGTGTTTGGACGGTATGTCAAGGTGAAATGATTATGATAGGCGAAGTTACAGATCAGAGTTAATAAATGGCTATTACAATAATCACTAATTTATCAAACCCCGTTTCTATTCAAGATATAAAACCAACAAAAACCCTCTCTAACATAAAACCCTTTAACTCAACAGCATCTAATGTTGCTTTAGGGGCAGTTCTTGCTATTGCTACATTGACCAATACCGTCGCAATTTCTGATTTAAAAGCAGTACCGTCAAATTTTCAAAACGTAAATTATGCAAAAGTAATAACTCCTGTATCAGTTTTACCTTTTATGGTTAGTTTAACTAACATAGGTCTTGAAGGATATGATCCAGCAAATCCCCCTGGAATTGGTATTCAGATAATTGGTTTTTCTAATTATATTCTTTAAAATAATGATATAATAACCTTATGTCAAAGATATCAACCACCAACTTAAAAGCACTGTTTGAAACTGGCGATAGGCCAACAGAAGAAAACTATATAGATTTAATTGATAGCACCTCTGCTAGGTCTACAGATTTAGGTTCAGACGGCAATAACGAGTTAACAATTAATGGAATTGAAAGTTCCACAGTGTTTGATAACTTTTCAGCAACTGAGTTTAGATCAATGAAATATATGATCTCAATGAAATATGTAGCAGGCGGTGCTAACAAGTACGCTGTTACAGAATTAACAATATTGAATGATGGATCAGATGTATCTGTTACTCAATATGGAACAATTGAAAACGATGGGAACATTGGCACCATCTCCGTTTCAAAGGCTGGAAGCACAGTTTCTTTAACTGTAGTTCCTGTTGGGGGAAGTACACCTATAACTCTACGCTTTCTGCGTATGGGATTAAAGGTTTAACCAAGGAGATAAAAAATGGCAACCGTAGTAAAAGATTTTAGAGTAAAATCGGGACTGGTAGTTGAGGGATCAACTGCGACCGTTAACACCCATGACGTAGTTACAAAAGAAATTTTTGACGCAAAAGGTGATTTACTAGTTGGTACAGGATCAAATACTGGTATCAGATTAGCCGTTGGTGCAACCAATGGACACGTTTTAACAGTAGACAGTTCAACCGCAACAGGATTATCCTACACAGCCCCTGCAGCAGTTGGTACTTTTGATACAAGCATTACTTTTGAAGGTGCAACAGCAGATGCTTACGAAACAACTCTTACAGTAGTAGACCCAACAGCAGATCGTACAATTACAATTCCTGACATAACTGGAACACTAGTTACGTCTGGTGACACTGGCACAGTTTCAGCAACAATGCTTGCTTCAGATTCAGTAACTACAAATAAAATTCTAAACGCTAACGTAACAGCAGCAAAACTTGCTACAGATTCTGTAGAGACAGCAAAGATTGTTGATGCTAACGTAACAACAGCAAAGTTGGCTGCAGATGCAGTAACAACAGCAAAGATTACAGATGCAAACGTAACAGAAGCAAAACTTGCTTCAAACTCAGTTACAAATGCTAAGATTGCAGATTCAGCAGTTGACACAGCAGAGATTGCTGCAAATGCAGTAACCACAGCAAAGATTACAGATTTAAACGTAACCACTGGCAAACTTGCAGATGGTGCAGTAACCACACTAAAGATTACAGATGCAAACGTAACAGAAGCAAAACTTGCTTCAAACTCAGTTACAAATGCTAAGATTGCAGATTCAGCAGTTGACACAGCAGAGATTGC